CGGCGCAGCGGCAGCCACCGCACAGGTGTCGGTCTCGAACATTGCCGTTGGCGCGAACGGATCGATCTCGTACCTGACAACGGTCGTCCCTCCTCCGGCGCCGGCACCCACGCCGCCCAATCCCCCGCCCGCCCCGCCGTCGCCCAATCCTCCCCCGCCCGTTCCCCCGGCACCTCCGTCGCCGCCGCCCGCTCCTCCGAAGCTGGTTCGCGCGAGCCGCCTCTTCGAGTATTACGGCACGCGAAAGATCGAGGGCACGGTTTCGGAGGACTCCGGCGCCACGATTCGTGACGCGATCAAGTGCGGCGTCACCTACGGCGTCGCGGATGAAACGCTGTGGCCGTACGACATCGCGAAGTTCACCACCAACCCGCCGCAAACGGTTTGGCAGGCGGGTGCCGCGCACAAGGTCACGAGCTACCACGCCATCTCGGACGGCGACCTCCAATCGATGAAGTCGGTTCTCGCAAGCGGCTTCCTCGTTGGCTTCGGCTTCCAGGTCTACGACTACATGATGAGCGCCCAGATGGAGACGACGGGCCTTCTGCCTCTCCCGGATCCGAGCGAGCAGCTCCAGGGCGGCCATGCCGTCGCGCTCGTCGGCTACGACGACAACAAGCAGATCAAGCGCGCGAACGGAACGGTTTCGACCGGCGCCTTCCTCGTCCGCAACTCGTGGGGCACGAGCTGGGGCATCCAGGGCTACTTCTGGATGGCCTACGATTACGTGGGCAACACGCAGCTCGCATCGGACTTCTGGGTCGTTCAGTCGGCTCCGATCTGAGCGGTGTAAGCCGCCCAGGTGGCTGACGAACATACCGCGCTTCCCATTCGGGTTCCATCGCTGGTCCATCTCACGGACCAGGAGCTGAGCGATCTTCGCTCGAAGCTCACTTACCAGTCTCGGGAAGCGCGGCGTCGAGCCACGCAAGCAATCGGGAAATCGTCGTCGCTTCAGAAGCTGTTCAACAAGACGTTGAACCTGACGAAGGACACGAAGATCGAAGAGCGCGAAAACGTGATGGCGATGTTCGAGAAGGAATTGCTCCGCGTGCCGGACGCCTTCATCGCCCACGCGTACGCCAACTCGCTCATCCTCCTCGACGTCGCTTGTCGGGACGAACTACTTCGTCGAAAGGGGCCGCCACCAAAAAAGAAGAAAGCGACCGACACAACGCCGCCGGCGAAGACGGAAGGCAGTTCGGACATCATGTCGATCGTGGACGCTCTCTCGGAGGATTGATGATCGGTACGCTCACAGTGTTCTGCGGTCCGATGTTCAGCGGCAAGACCGAAAGTCTCATCACGAAGCTCAGGACGTTCGTCAGCCAGGGCACGACAGTTTCGGCAATCAAACCGATCATCGACAACCGCTACCCGACCGGCGATGTCAACATCATCTCCCACACGGGTAAGACGTTCCCGGCTCGTGCGATCGAGGACGACCCCCAAATACTGTCAGCGTTCTGTAAGGGGGAAATCATCGGCATCGATGAGGTCCAATTCTTTGGCCCATGGATCCTCGGCGCCATTCAGGAACTCCAGTTGCAGGGCAAGCACGTTGTCGCCTCAGGTCTGGATCTCACCTACAAGGGGGAGCCCTTCGGGATGATGCCCGAGCTACTCTGCTTTGCAGATGAGGTGCGGAAACTCCGTGCGAAATGCGCGAAATGCGGGTGTGTCGCGACTCGAACGGTCCGCACGGCCAGCGAGGACACGCCGACCCTCGTAGGCGGAGCCGAAGCGTACGAGCCGCGTTGCTTCGCGCATTTTGGGTAAGCTTTTATGGTCCGCCATGATTGCGCAAAAGGCGCACCATGGCCGACTCGTCCTCCCTTCTCCAAAGCATCATCTCCGGAGTGATCTCCGGTGGAGGCAGCGCCACGACCGCCGTGCTGGCAGTCTTCCGCGACATCAAGAAGCGACTCAAGGCGCTGGAAGAGAAGCTCGGAAATGACGGGTCGAACGGATCCCCCAAGACGGGAATGTTCGCAGCCATCGAACGGCTCGAAGAACTCACCCGCAAGATGAAGAAGGACTTGAGCCAGTGGGAGGAAGACCCTCCCGAGTGGCTCGTTCGCATGGTGAACCGGGCCGCCCGCTCGACCTCGGTGAACATGGAGCAGTTCGGTGAGATCGAACGTCTCATCGAGCAACGCGCTCGTACGACCAACGCTAGCCTTGCCCGACTCGAATCGATGATCGAATCGCTGGAGAAGCGCCTCGACAACTACATCGAGAAGGCCGAGTACGAGAGCGATGCACGGGAACGCTCCGAGGAGCTGAGCAAGCTGCGCGAGCACCTCGCCAGCGCCAACGGACTTCTGCGTGGGATCATGACGGCGATGGGTTACGTCGATCCGTCCAAAAAGAGACCGTGAGGGGGTTGCGGGTTCGCCATGAAAGAAGTCGATTCGATTCGTGCGGCAGCGGCGGAGGCAGCGGAGACGGTGGTGTTGACCCGGGAGTTCTATTCGTGCGTCGTCAAGGACAATCGCACGGCTTCCGGTCAATTCCGAGCGGTCAAAGCGCCTCCTGTACCCTTCGTGGCCATGACCCTCGAAGAAGCCGACAAGCCCGGCAGCGGTTTTTGATCGTCGGCCCCGCCCCTGTATAGGGGGCATGAAGCCCGCGATCGTTCTGGCAGCCCTCCTCGGAATCATTGGGTTTTCCTCGGTTGCGTCCGCCGACCCCCTGGCGTGCGACGTCGGGGACAAGCAGGTGGGCCCGAACTGCGTGCACGTCCAATCGGTCGCCTACTACTGGGGCACCACGTACGGCGGAATGACCTTCGCCTCGATGGTGTATCGCCCGAGCGGCAACACCAAGACCGTTGTTTGGTCGGGCCGTGGCGTCATCCGCTACGCCGACCAAGAGATCTTGGGGGTCCAGCAACTCTACTTCCCAAAAACGGGAGGAAGCTGGCAAAATACGGTGATGTTTCGATGGGATGGCTCTAAGTACAGTGGTTGAAGCAAGTGAGATCGTGGCCGGGCACCTCTATCAGGGGAGCGTCCCGCCTATTGGGAATCATCTGAAGGATGCCGGCTTTACCCACGTCGTCTTGTGTGCCGAAGAGTGGCAGCCACCGAATTATGTTCGGCCGGACATCCTCGCGCCCATGGGCTACGTCGCGAACACCGATCCCTACCCGGGCGTGACGATCCTTCACTCGCCGAACGACGACGACTACGACATCCCACCGTCCCGGATACAGCTCGCCTTGGCCATCAAGACGGCCAAGGCCGTCGCCGACGCAGTTCTCTCGGGAGGTAAGGTGCTCGTCACCTGTTGGGCCGGCCGGAACCGCTCAGGGCTCGTCTCGGCGCTTGCGCTGCACAAGATCACGGGCGCCTCTGGGGAGGCGTGCATCTCGTTCGTCCAGAAGGCTCGTTCACGGGCTCTGACAAATCCCCAGTTCGTGGAAGCGCTTGGTCGCATTCGCTAGGTGTAGGCCGGTGGCCTGACGGTGGCCCGAGATGCCCGTTTTAGGGTGGCACAAGGTCACCACGCGGTCACCGCAAAGGACTTGTGGACATGACAGAGACCGTCATGCAGGTTGTTCTCCCTCGACGGGTCGTCCCGCAGCCGACCCCGAACCTCTATCCCGGTGGAGATTGTGGCCCGTGCGTGCTCGCGGGCGTCCTCGGGAAGACGGTGCAAGAGGTCTACGACACATTCTCAAAGGGGCAGTACAAGTCCTTCCACTTCTCCGAGATGTGCGGCGCTCTGCACTCGGCCGAATGTTACGGCATGATCGATCGGGTTGTGACCGACATCCCGATTTGGCCCTGGGCAGGATCGGCAGCGGCTTTCTGTTCTTGGGGGATCCCGAGTCCCCTCCAGAGCCTTGCGTGGTTCCATTATCTCACGATGGCGATGGATGCCGGCTACTACGGCTTCGCAATGGTGGACACGAAGAAGGGCGGTGCACATGGAGAGGGCACCAACCACTGGGTGCTTCTCGTGGGCGTGCGAGAGCTACGCATTCCGATCGACGAGCGAAGTGCGCGTATCAGCACCGAGGTCCTTGTCTCGTGTTCTTCACGTTCGACACCAGATGAGGAGTGGGTTGAAGCAAGCACGTTCCTAAAAGAGCGTGGCGGTTTCAATCTCCTGCTCGCACGTCCGGCGCCTTAGGTCTTCTTCCGCTTCTTGGGCTTGTACCCGAGCGTGCCATAAGCCGGCGTGACCTTCCGCACCTCGACGTCCCATACGGGGATGTCGTGCTTGCAGTAGAAGCACATGTACGGCTCGGTCGGCCGGCGATCGTAAAGATACCACCACCAGCCGCAGGTGTGGCACTGTACGACAGCGAGGGGATCGACTTCTCCCATCACGGTGGGAGAGCTATCGCAAGACTAGCCGTTGAGCGGTTCTCGCGGTGCCCGATCGCGGGCTCGTTTGATGGCCTCGCGAAGCTCGTTGCGATGCGCACACCCACCCGGATGCGAAACGCCTTCGTACCGGAAAACATTCGGGTGTTCCTGATCCCCACCCTTCGCGAAGCCGATGTTCCACGGATGCGCGAGACAGATCACGAGGCCGCGCGGTCGGTGCTTGAGCCAGGACAGGAAGTACGGAGGGAAGTCGTCGAAGAGGATGCGTCCGTACGTGAGGGACTTCTCTCCGGTGACGTGCACAGTGGCATCTGAGAGGTACTGCATGCACCATTCGAGCTTTTCGCCCCACGCGGTCGGATTCTTCTGAGGGCCCTTCGTGAGCACGTGCAGAGCGAACTCTGCATTCCGAAGATCGTCGATCACCTCGAAGCCGGAGGGAAGAGGTCGAAGATTTTTCCAGAAGCCCGGGACGCGTTGAACGAGTTTGCGTCGAGCCTCGATGTAGGGAGGTTCGACACCTCCCGTGTAGCGGTCGTTGTAGGGAGGCTCGTTTGGAGCCTGGATGGCGCGCATCGCATCTTGCAGCGCCGTGTCGTAGTCTGCCACTGTCCCATCGAGGTCGATGAGTGCCACACGATCTTCGGTCATGATCTAGATTACACCGCGCCGGTGTAGGGCCGTCCATGTTCATCACGGCCGATCAGCTTGTCGCGCACGCCTTCGGCGATTACGTCCTTCAAAGCGATTGGATGGCGTCCGAGAAGACCAAGAAGTCGTTGGCGGCACTCGCCCACGTGAGCACGTACTTCCTGCCGTTTCTCTTCCTGACGACCTCTTGGAAGGCGCTTCTCTTCATCGCCGGGACGCACTTCGTGATCGATCGCTGGCGCTTGGCTCGTTACGTCTGTTGGGTGAAGAACTTCCTCGCGCCCCGCTGGGTCCCCATCTGGGCGTGCAGCAACTGCCTCAATGTCGAGACGAAGGAGCGGGAGATCGTCTGCTGGAAGTGCCACGGAAAGGGCGAGATGATCTATACGAAGAAGGTGCAGAACCCGCCGTGGGCCTTGTGCTCCGGGACCGGTTACTCTCCCGATCGTCCCCCGTGGCTCGCGACATGGCTGCTCATTATCACAGACAACCTCCTCCATGTTGTCTGCAACGCCATCGCCCTCACGTACCTGTCTTGATCTCGTTCGCCGGCCAGTCGGGCGTGTAGGGCTCTTGGGGAGGGTCGATCCCTCTCTGCCATCGACTGAACATCTCATCGATCTGCGGGTCAGGGGCGTCCTTCGGAAGCCACTTCACCCACTGATTGAGTCTATCAGCCGCTTGCGAATCCATGGCTAGAACACCTAGCAGGACGGATCGACGTGTCAATCCTTTGGATCGTACGCGAGAAGGAAGTCCGAGAAGGTGTCGCACCACTCGCCGGTGCTCAGCGTCTCTGGATACCCATGGGGTCTTGCTCGTGCCGCTCGGCATACCACAAAGCGAACTTGGCGAGGAGGTCCTCTCGACGGGCGAACGCTTGAAACTCCGTGATGCTTAGGTCCATGTCAGCTCTCCACCAGCTTTTGGCCTTCGACTGCTCCATGGATTGCGATCACGCGATCGATCCACGTCTGGGTCTTTGCTTTGGCCCGAATGATTTCTTTCCTTGTCCCGAGCTTTGCAACTACACCCTCAGAAGTGACCCCTTCGATCTGCCCCTGGCGTACGAGGTCGATGTAGCCTCGGGTCCAGTTCACACGGCCGAGGAAGCGGGCCGTGGGCACCTTGTCTTCGAAGAGCTTCCGGAATTCGTTCGGCGGCAGGATCTCGTCTCCTACGGCGACGTCGAACAGCGTGACGAACTTGGGGTCGTCGGGCTCGTGAAAGCCGGCGAGGCTCTTCTCGCCCCAGAACTCGTAAAACGCCACGAGCTGATCGAGTCTCTCATCTCGCGCAATCTTGGCTAGGGGTTCCGCCAGCACTTCCTCGAACAGCTTCGGTGCGATGGCGCAGTAGGGATTGGTGTCGTCCACGAGCGTGTGGCGCTTGCCATGCTTGTACCACCCGCGCTTTCGGTTCCATTCCGACCGCATCGAGTTTCCGTCGAGCTTGTCGAACACGTAGGCGTTCGGGATCTCGCGGAAGGCTTGGCCCATGGCCCGTGGAATAGAGGGGTACTCTTTCAATCGGCGCCGTCCGTGAGCATTTTCCAGAGCTGCTTTCCGATCGACATCCCAGCAAGGTACTCGTCCTCACTGACGCCGGCGGCTTGAAGCGCGGACTCGGGGTCCAGACCATCGGTCGAAATGCTAACCGCGACCTTCTTCATGAGCAGATCGTAGAGTTGCTGCTGAAGCGTGTCCTTGTAGACCGGGAAGTGAATTTTGCTAGGCAACGTTTGACCGATGCGATCGACGCGTCCGATTGCCTGCCGGAAGATGATGGGGTTGCAGGCCGGATTCTCCATCCAGATTTCTGACGCGAAGTGAACGAGGTTGTTGAGACCCGTTTGGATGGCCACTGGATTGGTCACGAGCACGCGCCTGTTCGGACGAACGACTTCCCGATCGATCCAATCCTGACGCTTGCCCGTAGAAACCTTGTCCGCATAAAGGATCGGGACCGCCACATTTGTGTGTTGCGAGATGAGCCGAGCAAGGCGCGGCAAGAGCGCAACGTGCCAGCAGAACACCATCACGTTGCGGCCCTCAGCAAGCTCTTTCTCGACGAGAGACAGCATCCATTCCTCTTTCGGAAGGATCGTGTCGAGCGGAAGGCCCGGCTGTACAGCGACTAGTTGGCTTCCAACAGACTCCGGGTACCGAATCTCGTAATCGCCGCCCTCGACGTTGCCAACATCGCACGTCGCACGGTCGAGGTAGCTGGGAAGCTCCGCGAGCTGACCCCAGAGTCGGCCGGCAAGATCCGGCTGGAATTGGTCTTTGCGGATCTGGGCCACAAGGGCGTCTTGCAGCTTGCGGAAGCGGCTCCTCAATTCATCGTCGGCTTCGATCGCATGCGTGAATTGCGAGCAGGGAGGAAGGTCGATCGCGAGATCGGTCTTGTGGAGGGTGACCGCGAACGGGAGAAGATGACGCAGGAGGAACAGCGGTAGGACGCCAGGGGCGTTGCCGATGACGCGCTCCGAACGGGTCACGCGATCGGACATCGAGCCGAACTCGACGACCTCGCCCGTTTCCTTGTCCTTGTCCTCGACGACACGCTTACGGTAGCCGTATCGATCGATGAACTTCTGGCGCTCGTCGCGCTCGAATTCGAGTCGGAACTCCGGCGACAGCGCCCACATGTTCGTAAAGAGGCTTTCCGCGTAGCCGTTCATGATCGAACCGGTCATGAGCACGGTCGGAATTCCAAGGGACGTGAGACGGTGGGCCGATCGTTCTTGGGCGGAGCCATCCGTTGCGTACTCGTGGCCTTCATCGAGCACGAGGAAGTCGAAAAGGTCCGGGTGATACTTCACGATGTGCCGGGCAAGCGCGACACGGCGCGGCTCGGGAATCGCATCGAAGAGGTACTCGCCGCATTCCGGCCCCCAAGAGACCGATCCGATCCTCCCGATGCACACCAAGGCGGCAAGGGCAGCCTTCAAGCTGTAGCGGGGGGTGTCGTCGCCGAGCACGAGCTTGCCAGATGCCCACGACGCGGAGTAAGGACCGATCTTCATTTGCTGGCCGCCCGATTGGATTTGCTCCAAATCGTGAGCGAACGGGGTCCACGGATTGTAGTAGGCGCTCGTCGCGGTTTTCTTGGCTTCCTGCACGTACGCCGCTTGTCGCGGATCGCCAGGCTTGAGCATCAAGATCAGGTCTTTTTCCAAGTTGGTGCCGTACGAATAATGCTCCTGTCGGACTTGAAGCGCAGTACGAAGAATGCGCTCGTCATCGCCAGCCGCATGGAGGATCATGACGATCGCTCGCACGTAACGGTCGCGATCTCCGTAGCCTTCCTTGTAGAGGGCCACCACCTTTTCGAGAATCTCGTCGAGGTCCCCGATGGGAAGGGGAGAGAATTTGGGAACGTCCTTGTCGGCCGCCTTTTTCGCGAGACTTTCGAGCATCTTCGTTTGGAATCGATTCCGGAGAAGACCTCCAATGCTCGGATCCGTGGGCGCGTACGGAGCGAGGTGGGTGGCGAGCCGGAAAGCGGTCCGCGAAAAGTCATCCTTCAAAATCAACGCCTTGTGCTCGCACCGAGCGCGCTTCTTTGCGAGATCAATTTGGGGGGTCGGCATACCGCACTTCGGGCAGACCGGGCCGCACCCTTCCCAGCCGTGCGTGAGCTTGGCCGTTTCACGGGAGAGGATAGAGACCACGAAATCACTCTTGTCCTCGGAGAGTTGATCCAGATCTTCGACCGACGTGAGAACCTTGACCTTCGCGTCCGGCGAAATCGCCGCGATCTCGTTGGTCCACGACTTGAGAAGGTGCGGCGGACAGAGAACGAGCATGCGACGAGCGCCAATCGTACGAGCCGTCATCGTTGCGACGGTCGATTTACCCGACCCGATCTCGCCGAGGAGGATTCCAGCCTTGTGCTTTCGCTTGCGCGCCGTTGCTTTGGGTCCGCCGAGGAGCTTGACCAGCGCTCGAACCGCGTGCGACTGCGCCGTGAAAAGCTGGCGCGGTGATTCGGCGACCGTGATGCTATCCGCATCACGACGGGGGTCGTAAAGGATGGGGCACTGGCGCTCCATCACTTGCATCATGCTATCGCCGTAGTGCTTGATGAGATCGGCGACGCCCATTGACGCGACGTCCTTGGCTTTCGATTCCTCGATGCCCGTGCGAAGCGTATGGTACTTGTGCGTCGAGAGGTCGAGCACCGTCGTGACGAGCTTGGGTTGCTGCACTTGGACAATCGCTTTGACGCTACCATCCTTTGCGTGACGTTCTTCGACGGTCTTGTACTCGCGATCGAAGACGCCCTTCACGAGTAGCGGCGGGAGCTTGGTTCGGCGCCCGGACGGTTCGAGACGCGCGCCGTTGAAGAGTCCCGAGGCAATGCCCGCCGCAATGTGAGCCGGGCGCGGGGGCGTAGCGACCGGATAGCAGCGAAGAAGCATGTCTTGGACCGGAAGTTCTGGGATGATGCCGTGGACCGGCACGAGGGTGCCGCCACGCGTGGTCTGCATCCAAGGCTTGCACTTCTTGAGGATTGTCGTCACGTCCACGGGACGCATGGACCAGTCGGCAACGCCGCCCTGGTAGCTCTTAGCCGTGGCGACTTTTGCGACCGGCTTGGCGCCGACTTGTGGAAGCTCGGGAACCTTCGAGACGTCTTCTGCCCACGTGCGGACCTTCTCTAGAATCTTGGGGTCCGGGTCGAACAGCGACGGACCGCGACGGGCGTAGAGAACGATCTGCTTGAACGCGGCGAAGTCTTCTGCCGGGAACCGGAAGCATTTGACGAGATCGAACTCGCGCGCAATGAACTCGGCCGAAGCTTTGAGTGCGTAGAACGGGACAACGAAGAGGAGCGCCCCTTCGGGCATGATCGCTGGCGTGAAGCGCGCGAGGTACCTTTGCTCAAGTCGGCCATGGACCGGATCGGTATCGTACGGCGGGTTGAGAAAGAGAACCGAGACGCCAACCTTGGACTCTCGATTGAAGGTGACCCGGAACGCATCCCCGTGGAGGAAATTGTTCCCGGTATAGATGTTCATTTCCCGTTGCTTCTGTTGCGCGCCCTCGAACCGAGTCTGTTCCAACTCGCATGCAAAAACGTCAACGCGATTGCTGTCCCCGTTGAGAATCTTGGCGAGCGTAAAAATCGCCTCGCCATCGCCCGCGCACGGGTCCATGTAGGAGGCGTCGTTCGTTTGCCACTGAGAAAGATCGGGCGCCTTGGGCTCGAAGAGCGCCGCAATCCTCGGGAGCAAGTGCTTCGGGGTCGGGAAGTAACCGCCGACTGCGACCGATTCCGGACGAGCCATCTCAGCGACCTCCCGTGATCTTGAAAAACAGCGCCACCTGTTCGGCTAGGACGCGTTCGACTTCTTCGTGATTCGCGTGGAAGGCGATCGGTGTTGCGAGACCCACGTCAGTGATCCAGTGGGCGGTAAACTTGAAGGACGGGTTGCGCCCAAATTCGGGCTCCCGGTAGTGGTACTGTCCGCCCGTGGTTGGCCACGACGCGAGACCCTCATTCAGACAGGCCAACATCAACTGGAGGTAGAACCGATCGTCCGAGTAGATCGGACAGCGCGTGCGCCGGTCGAGATACGCGCAGAAGAGAAACGAGAGCGGAATCATGGCCGCCAGCACGTCTTCCCCCAGCGGGTACTTGAGCTTGGTCGCGTGCTTGAGGATTCGACCCATTTCGATCTTCTGGTTCGCGATCCATTCGAGCGTGGGGAGCGCGATGAAGTTGGCGCCGGTCACATCGACCATGCCGGGGTCGAGCTGAAAAAGATCCGGCAGGAAAATCGTTGCGATCGATCCCTCCAGCTCGCGCTGCCACGTCAATTGATAGCCAGCGGACCGGAGAATTTCGAGGCGGTCTTCCTTGCGCGAGCGGTAACCGCTGGAGTGTCCAAAGGACACTTTGCGACCCGTAACGAGGTTCGCGGCAAACGGACGCATTTCTTGGTCGGAGCCGGCGAACATGGCCCATACAGGGCGCATGTTGTCAGTAGGAGTGCTCCCGCCAGTCCACAGAAGATCCGCCTCGATGGCCGCCAGGCAAAGGGCTTGAAATGTCCGCCCTTTTCCCTCGTGTTGCGGCTCGATGTAGACCTGTCTCATGGTTCCTAGTACACCGCAAGTAGCCGCGATCAAAAGGGCCGGTGAGGGCACCAGTGCAGGTCATTCGCCCCACCAGGAAAGAAAGGCGTTCTGCTCCATTTCGATTGCATCCTCGTCCCGAAGGTGATCGAGAGCAGCTTGCACCGCCAAAACCCATTGCAATGAGGTGCGGTCGTGCTTGGCCTGACGGATGGCCAACCGCATCTCGTTGGGGACCCGTTCCCAATGCTTTTCACACATGATCTGGCGGGGAGCGATCCGTCGCTGCGGGCACTCGGCGGCAGTCCGACAAGCCGGGCAGATTACTTGTCCGGCTTGATCCCCAAGTTGTTTTCGAGCCATCGGATCGTTACCTCTGCTTTCTCGTCGCCGAATTCGTAGCGAAGACGCTGGTCCCAGCGTGCATCCCCCAGTGAGCCGATGTGGCGTAGCAAATACTGGATCCCCTCCTCGACCTCGCAGGGCGCTCCCCCGAAAGGGTCCGGGTGACGAAGGCGCTCGTAGACCGAAGCCATCAACGCACCACTTCGTCGGGGATGGGAGCGGGCGGCGTGATGTATTCGCGCTCGGCTTCCACTTGCACGAACTCCTTGAGTTCACCGTCCACGAGAATGGCGGCCGTTAGATGTCCGCCATAGCAGCATCCCGTGTCGAGGCCGACCATGGTCACGGTGCCGGTTGGCGTCTCGCGCGTGTCGATCCTCGGCTTTGTTCGCGAATGCACGGCGTGCCCGTAGAAGACGTTTTGCGGACCAGGCCAGACTTCCGTCCAGTAGACCGTGTTCGGAGGCTGTTCGAGCTTGTCTTCCTGGTAACCGACCATCTCGCCGGCAGCATCGAGATAGCGAATGCGGATGACGTGATCGCGTTTCTGTTCGCTCAGGGGCTTGGGTTCGAATCCCGCGTGGACTCCAAGACAGTTGGGTGCGATCTCCATCCACAACGGAGCGGCCTTGAGCCACGCCACATCCTCTTCGGACAGGCCGCGCCATTCTGCCTTGCGCTCTTCCGGAATGCCGCGCCGAGGTTTCTTCTCGGGCTTCGGTTGCTCCGGAGGTTTGGGCTTCGCCGCTTCCGCTGCCCTCTTCGCGGCACGCTCTTCCCGAATGAGGAGCTGCGCCGCTTGCAGGATGGGCATGGCTAGCATGCGTCGAGGTGGTGGGTCTGCCGGCTTTTTCTCCGGCTGCGGCTCCATCGGGTTGATGAGGCTTGGATCCTCGGCTCGCCGCTTCTCGTATCCGAGCCAGCGAAGCGCTTTCTCCTCGTGGTTGCCCAAGACGATTTGGGCGCCTTGTTCCCGTGCGAATCTGACCACACCGACTGGATCGGGTCCGCGATCGATGAGGTCTCCCAAGATTACCAGGCGATCATCGCCCGGCACGTACCCCACCTTCCGCAGTAGCGCCTGCAACTCACGCAAGCACCCGTGGGGGTCTCCTATTGCAATTGTTCTCATGGTGTCACAGACGTTCGCGAAGGTGGCCCCGGACTCAATTCGGTAGGATGTTGAGGACTTGCATGATGTCGTCTTCCGTTGCGGGCCATCCGCGTGTCCGCGCGACGTCCCACTGTTCTCGGGAGAGGAGCATGCAAGCCTTTTCTACCCCGATCACCATGCTGCCCCCATCCGGGAACTGCTTTGAGTAGGTGATCGTGTTCCGGAAGCCATCACCTTCCGCCTGGGAAGGCAGAACTTCGCTGTAGAGCACCAGATCGTATTCGGGGAGGAACCACAGGAAGTAGCAGCCCTCGCAAATTTCTCTTTGCCATTCCGCATGTTTTGCGGCGCTGGCGATCGTCAGAGTTGTCAGCATACCCCTCATACCTCCGACGACCCCGCGATCAAGCGGATGGTCAGGAAGTCAGGGCTTTCTGCGCCTCTGCTTCTTTCTCCAGCTCTTCCTTCGTGAGTTTTTCCGCCTTGTGGATCGCGCGGATCAACGGGAAGAAGTAGACCTTGATCGAGGTGTTGATGTCGAACGAGGCGACGACGGATTTGAGAATCGCGTAGGCTTCGTCCGAGATGAGGACTTTCGAGCCCTCTTTCAGGAGCGGATTCTCCATGTCCTTGTCCGCAGCGTCGTATTCGCGGAATGAGGACATGACCTCGATCGCAGCGTCGGCAGCTTCGAGCGTCGTCTGCCATTCTTTGGACGCCGAGAGCCAGTGCCGGATGAAGTTTGGGAGGCTCACCGAGGGCTTTTGCTTCTTGCCTTTGACCTCCACCTCGTCGGCATTTTCGATCTCGATGGGTGCGGGAATGGTGATTCGGCGGGGCATGGGATCTCCTGTGGCGCGGCGCTTACACCGGCAGAATGGCGGCGATCTGCTTATCGACGATCGATCCCACCGGGGTGCCGGGGTAGTTCGAGTTCGGATCGGTCGTCACCCAGAAGACGAACCCCGCTCCGGTGTCTTTCGCGCGCATTTTGTAGGTCTTCGGAGCCCTCGGAATGCCGACAGTGTTGGTAGCGTTGACCGTGGTAACCGGCGTGAGATCGGGTTTGCTGACGTCCTTCACGGTTACGGGGAAGCCGTAGGAGCCCTTTGAAGAGGGGATGGCACCGGTCACACCTCCAGCGGGATCCACCTTGGAGGACGTCGATTGAAACTGGAGAACGATTCCCTGATCGGTCGAAGCCATTACTGCACCGGCGTCGTAGATCCGTCGTAGGGGCCCACTGCGATGGCGGGCTGGTTGGTCGTCGCGACGAACGTACACAACCATTGCTTGCTGTCGTAGGTGTCGTACGTGCTTCCAACGGTGAAGCACGAGATCCAACGGCAGCGACCTTTCACCTGTCGTGTCGCATTCGTGATGCTCGTGACTCCGGTAGTCTGAATGGTCAGCGGCTCACGAATCAGAGGGAGGGTCGTGGCAGGCGAAGCAACGGCTTTCATCGCACCGCTCAGGCCGCCGTTGCTGAGCATGTATGTGTTTCCCAGGGGCGTGTATTGGAGTGACCCCGTGTACCCGTTGATGGTGTCACGCGTCGTAACGGTGTTCCCACGAGACTGGTACCCGAAGAAGAAGGGGTTGTTGCTGCTGAAGATGGAGCCGTTCTGAAACGTGACGCTGGTCGCGCTGCTGGTCGTGCTCTGGCCGGTCCAGGTGGAAAACGATTGAGAAATTTGGGAGGTCATGAAGATATAGGGGTCGCAGTCGCCTGGCTCCGTATCGTCCAAGCGGGACAACACGATGCCGGAGCATCCGTTTGAGATCGTGCTGTTTGAAAGCACGCAGTAGAAGCTGCCGTCAGCGGAGACCCCTGTTGCAGCGACGGCATTGACGCACGCAATCTGGGCGTTCGTCTGAAAGCTGGCCGTGTTACCAAACCACGAATCGACGGTCGTAGACCCGCCCGTGCCGCGAACGGCGATGGCCTTTGGTGACGTGGCGAGCGTGTTCCCAGTTCCGCCACCCCACGGCGGAACCGACGCAGTACAACCAGCGGACGCAGCCATCGTCGTAAAGAGCTGGGCGGACTCTCCCGACACATCGAAGACGCCGTAGAAGATTTGGCCGTTGACCGTGCTGCCTGCCGTGCTCTTGGAAAACACGACCTCGCGGACGAACGTAACGATCGTGCCCGTTGGGACCATCGTGGCTCCCGAGGTTGCGCCGGTGATCGTGTGGCTGTTGTCGAACGTCCCCGTGCGAGGGAGGACCACTGCCCAGCCTGAAAGGCCAACGGAGTCCCAGATGAATCCGACCAGCTCACCCTCGGCCGCCGATGTTGCCTGTGTGATCGTTTCGCCACGAACCGGAACGCCGGTGGGGGCCGCGTTCAGAGGGATCTTCAAGACCGAAGGACCCCTAAGAACAATCCAGCCGTTCGACGAATCGCTGAGAGAGTTCACGGGATAGGCGTCGGCCGTGGGGTCGGCGTTGCCACCCCACTTGTCGTTCGATTGCGTGCCGGTCGTATCCTTCGTGGTCCCGTCCGAGCTGGCCATCGTGGTCCAACCGGCCGCCTTCATGATTCGCGAGAGCTTCCAGACGCACTGGAAGACGTTCGTTGCCGAAGGGATGGGGAAATTGGTTGCGAATTTGTTGGCCATGGGGATTACTCGTAGGTGACTTCGAGGCGTGCGTTGCTGAGGGTGGCAGCATCGGTCCCGCCGCCACCGGTAATCCAAACGCGGACCGAGTACATCTTGTTGTCTTTCAGATTGCCGGCGGCAGCGCCGAGCGTGAGCGTCGCGCTGACCTCCGAAGGGCCAGCGTTCGTTGTTGTGAGGCTCGTGCCGGTCACGGTCTCAGCATCCGTCTCGTTGTACAGATCGACGTGCGCCGTACCGGCCGTAGTTTCGAGCGTTGCCTTGAAACGCACTGTCCTGTTGAGCGCGCCGAGCGTCGAGGCGTAGCGGGATGTGAGAACAATCCTGGACGCGGCCCGTTGGGGCGTCGTCGTGGTGTTGCTCACTGCATTCGCGTCGAGGACCAGCTCGTTGTAGACGAACGGCGCCGTGTTCGGGAACGACGTCGGTGTCCACGCCGAACCGTTCCATCGGAGCAAGTCTCCAGTTGACGGGACACCCGCACCCACCGCGTGCGTCTGCAAAGCTACGACGGTAGCGTTGTTCGTGGTGCCGGTGAGGTCACCCCCGACGACGGTGGGCCCGCCGCTTCCGCCAACGGGCTGGCGAGCGTAGTGGCGGTACTTCGCCCGGAGGTACGCTTCGACGCGCGAGCACTCCTCGGTCGTGAGAGCACGATTGAAGACGATCACCTCGGCCCAAGAGAAGGCGCCTGCTGTAGCGCCCGCGCTGTCCGCGCCGATGGCGAAGATGTCGTTCGTGGTTCCGGTTCCCGGATCACCCGTCGAAACGCCGTTGGTCGTAGCGAACTGCGTTCCGTTCATGAACGCAACGTGACCCGCGTGCGTGCCGTCCATCGAGACGCGGATCGTCTTGGGAGTGCTACCGAAGGCGCCCCACGTGCCGTTTTCGTTCCAGGTGGAGGAACCCGTTCCGTTTCGGTTGCCCGCGAAGATTGCTGGGGTTGCTCCGAAGAGGTAGTCCTGCACGGCTCCGCGCGTCCAGAAGTATTTGCCGGCGACCGACAGGCCAGTGGACACCATGAAGACCGTGAACGTCCCCAGGGTAAAGGCCGTGGTGGCCAAGAAATCGTCAACGCCGTCGTGCGTGATCGCCGGATAGCCAGAGAAGGCGGCCGAGTTCAGAGTGAGCGACGGTTGTTTTGTTGTGGTGAGCTGGTTCAGGTGGTGGCCATTACCGCTCTGGTCGGCTACCTGCGAGAGGTTGCCCGTCGTGATGTCGCGCGTGAGCCCGGTGTCACTCTTCCACCATGCCGTGAGCCCCGTGATGTTCGAGGGCATCTCGACACGTTCGCCTTCGATCGTGATGAAGCCCTGGACTGGAATCGAGCCAGCCGCCGAGGTGTCGAGTGCGAACGTCTGTCCGAGATAATTCGATGGCCCTTGGCACTCGATCATCTCGAAGAGGAGCGGTGCCGTTGTGAAGACGATCGATTTCGGGGTCGCCGAGATGGATGTCGTGTCCCATCCTTGGGCGTGGCAACGTTCGAGCTTGAGGTGATCGACCTGGGCCGCCAGGCGCATCGCGCGAACGCCACCGAAGGCCGCCTGGTATGTGAAGGTGACTTCTTCTAGGACCAGCGAACGGACAGGGCTGTCCACTCGAATGCCGTCGCCGCTTCCTGGAGTCGGGCAGTTGAAGTAGCAGCGTTCGAGCTTGATGTGATCGAACGAGGGTTGATGGAACCCCGCCGCTTTGATCCACACCTGACCTTGGAGGGCCACCTCATCGAAGAAGCAGTCGCGGATGATCGTGCTTCCGACCGGGTGCTGTCCCGGGAGAGGATCTGCGACATGCCCACTGAGGAGGATCCACGCCTTGTTGGCACCAATCGTCTTCGAATACGAGACGCCAAGAAACGAATCGAAGTCGTCGAAGCGGACATTCTCAATGACCGATTCTTGTGCACCGACGACGAGCACGCCGCAGTCACTCACAGCCGCAGCGCAGCAACCGTGAAACTGCATGTTGCTGACGCGTGCGTGAACGGCGTCAATCCCGAGTGCTCCGGTGTCGAGAGACTCGGTTCGGATGCCCCAGAACGACATGTTCTCGGCTTCCCAAGATTTTCCGCTCAGGTAGAAGGCCGAGGCCGCATCGAGACCCGAACCGGACGGAGGGTCGCCGATGACAGTGAGATTGCAGATCCGTCCACGTGCGTTCTCGTTCTGGAGAAGGCACATGTGGTGCCCCTTGTCCAGACTCGGAAGCTGCATCTTGATGACTGCCCCGTTTCCTTCGAGGCTGATGTATGCCGGGCCGTTCGAAGCGAGGAAGTCCGTCGAGACAAAGGATACCCAATTCCAAACGCCGCCATCCCTGGGGAAGGGGATGTGTACCGTTGATCCGCCGACCGTCGTCGCAGAAGAGAGCGCAGCACCAACACCGATGCCGATGTCCGCTTGGGTCCCCCCAAATTTGCGAACGTCAAAGACCTCGATGCTGTTCGACTTGTTGCTCATGGATAGATCACGCTCGTGTAGCCGTTGACCTTCTCGATGCCATAGGAGGGCGTTGCCAAGGAGGTGTCGAGCGTGTAGCCCTCACACTCGTTGATCTCGACGTATGTCGGTGCCGGCGACGTCCACTGAATCTTCTTGCCCCCCGTCTTGAACTTGAGCAGGCGCGCGATGAACCGGTCGCAATCGCCCACCTTGATGACGACATCTCCAGCAGGAGAATTGCCGAAGTCACAGTTGTCCACTTCGAGGTTGCGGCAGAAGTCTGCGACGATGCAGGGGTTACCCGAACCCGGATTGAACGCGCAACCGGTGACCTGACCGTGATCGATGACGAAGCTTCCAGTAGGAAGAATGCCGATACATCCAGCAGGGACGCTCGATTCGAAATAGCACTGCTCAACCTTCACACCACCGTACGCCGTGACAGCGCCGTCGAGACCCTGGTTGGCCAACCAGAGCCACATGTTACCCGAGCTTCCAGACTTCGAAGTGAGAGACACTCCAGCGATGACCGCTTCTCCGATTTGGAAACGGCAGCCCTTGACGACGCAGGAGTCACGGAGCCCGCTGATAGAGAGAACGCCGCCTTGAAGGGCGGTCCCCGCGTAGTCGCAGCCTTTGAAAAGACAGCCCTCCACTAGAGCGGTGTCCGCAACGATTCGGGCGATCCCGTAGTTCGTTGCGTTGCAACTGAGTCCCAAGAACTGGCAGTCCCTCAAGATGCCTGTACGAGCTTGATTGATCGTCACGACGTTCGGCACATTCACGCCGGGCGCCGGGTTGCCGGTGAAGATCAAATCTTCGACGACGATCATCGCGTTCGAGTTTCCGACTTGTAGAAGGGAGACTCCCGCGAGGGGCGCTTGAATGATCGTCCGACCTCGCATCCCACAAACCGTGATGCTCTTGTCGTTGTTGCAGTCGATGTTGACGAAGGTGGTCCACCCCCATTGGAGGGCGTCTGCACGAGGCGGGATGTAGATGACCCCGCCACCGTCCGCAATCGCAGCATTTCCGGCTGCCTGGACGGCCGGTCCGATGTCGGTCGGCGAAGAAAGCGCCCCGAATTTACGAATGTCGAATACCTCGACACTGTGGCTGGTCAGGACGCTCATGGGCTCGTCCATGCCCGCCGATAAGAGGGCTATCCGGCGTCAGTCGGATGAGTCGCAGTCGCTGCACACGGGGGAGCCATCGACAGGCTGCGGCACGGGACGTCCACCAATGAGGGACCCGCATTTCGTCCGCTTGAGTCCGCGCAGTAGGGGATGCCAGGGTCGTCCAGCGGCCCGTACCTCCTGCTCGATCTCTTCAAAGGTGGGCTGGTCGGGGTGCAGTTTGCACCACTCCTCATCGTTTTTGATGTAGTTGCTCATCCGATGTTGAATTCCTTGTAGACGTGCGCGTCGTGCGGCCAGTCGTGCATGTTGTCTTTGCCGGCACCCGATAGAGCTGCCCAAGAAGTTGGAACGCCCTCTGTGTTGAGGCCGGTAGCGGTGTCGTAGGCGGCAGCGGTCGTCCGGCCACAAAGCTGGTAGCCGCCGCCAGCCGGATCGGTTGCGCCCTTGATGTAGAATTTGGTCGAGTCCGAATAGGCGAGGCGAGAGCGATCGGTGATCTGGGCTCCGGTCGTATTCGCGACGGATGACGATCCCCAAAGTCCTTGCAACCCATAGAAGGCAGACGCCACGCGCGCCCTGGCCTCTCGCTCAACGATCAAACCCCCGTTGAAGAAGCTGCTTGCGGGCCAGTCGAAGACCCCACAATCCTCGATGGTCAACATCGAGCCGTGTTGATGGGCGAACACGGCCGCGTCCGCAACACCCGTCGATTGGACGATCGTTTCACCAGCTAGGACGAGTATCCCGCCAAAGTCGCACGCGAGCCCTGCGAGAAAAAGACAGGCATCCGCAAAGTCCCCGTTCGGAGGCATCTCGCGCCAGAAGGTGAGATTCGTGAAAATGCAGCTCTGTTGATACCCGAACGTGTTGTACGCATCGATGGAGAACGGCAAGCCGGTGAAGACCCACGTCCTTGTAAAGCCTGCCGGGACCGAATCGGAGAAGCGGCAGTTCGTGAAGACAGCATTGAGTCCTTCACGATGGAAGTGCCCGGCAAACGCCGAAGAGGATTGGCTGGCCACCGCAAAGTCGTAGTCACGGAACGCAACAAAGTCGTACGGCGGGGCGCTTGCCAAAGACCCGATAGCCTGCCCGCGACACCGAACGTAATCGATCTCCAGTTGTCCAGGAGCTTGCAACACCTGGTAGGGATCCCCGGCTTGCGGAGTGGTGAACGTGTTGATGAGGTTTGTTGTGTCGGGAACGGCCCATCCACTGGTTCGAACGTTCGTCGCAGACAGAATCTTCGCCACAGCGGATCGCGAGCCCGCACGGGCGCCCGAGGGAATGAAGAGACGCAACCCCACGTCTGTGGAATCGAAGTCCTGAGTTCCGGGATTGTTCTTGGTAACGTTCCAAGGCGTGTTCGTTGAGCGGACGCGCGTCGTGATAGCTCCAAGCGTGCCGCTCTTCTTCACGGTGAGCGCTGGCGCCTGGAAGACGATTTGCAGAGGTCCCGAGGGATTCATCTGCTGGAGATCCAAGTCCAGGCGCAGCGGGTCGGCGCCGATTGGCGGATAGACCTGGTGCGTGATCGTCAGGTTGCTCGTAATCGGATTGTGCGAGATGCGACGTGCAAGCTCCTTGTGTGATTTGATTGGCGCGAGCGCCGTGCCGGAGTTCTTATCGTCGCCGGTGTTCCAGTTGATGTAGATCGAAGACGTTGCAAGGGAAGCAATGCCGACGGTCGCATCCCAACACTTCCGGTTGTCCACCGAAAGGTCGTGCATCAGATTTTTGTTGGGGATGCTCGGCATGACTTCTCAAGTTTGCGAGAGGATGTGGCAGATCTTGGAGCCCGTCTCCAAGTCGATGATGTGACCGTCGCCAGGGCCGCCGAAGCCGCCCTGTGCCAACGTCTTGTTGAAGAAGTTGTCGTACGTCAGGTCGAGCAGGATGCTCATGGCGCCCGACACCGGATCCAGCGTCACAGCCTTTTCGCCGAAATCATCGGAGTGCCCAATGCTGATGTCCTTCACGACACCAGAAAGCGAGATCATCGACGAGGTGTAGGCCGTCTCGAAGCGGAGATGTCCGTTGTCGATCGCAGCGATGCCGTACTTGCGCTGATTCGTCTGGTCCGACCCCCAAGCGCGACCAGCTCCGTAAAAGCCGGACGTGAAGAAGAAAACGAAGCCGCTGTATTGTGCGACGACGCCAGCTTTGATTGCGTGGCCGGGGTAGTCCCACACCTGAGCGCGTGTCAGCCAAATCTGGCCGCCTTTTTGCGCCATGATGATTCCGGTTTGAACGAGTGTGTCTGCATCGAGCGGCATGACAGCACCGTCGCTCGCAATGATGCCAAGGTGGCAGGCCCCGCTTTCGACGTAGAGGAATCCCGGTCCGACACCAATCCAACTGTCAACGCAGTCGCAATTGAGGATGTAGCCGAAGGAGTCCGGATTGGGGCTGGCGCCCGCAGCAATTTCTGTAACGAAGTCGAACCCACAGGCAACAAAGGCTACGGAGCCCCCGTCGTGAACGATAACGGGTTGGGTGGCAGGGCTCTGGCTGTCGCCACCCATGATGGTGCGGATCCTGAATCCGTTGAATGCGATACCCGAGCCGTTGTAGTCGCCGTTGCCACGGCTGATGATGTGATCGACGAAGAGGAGTTGGAGATCCTCAACGACGTAGGGGTCTCCAATCTGCGGAATGACGTCCGTCACTCCGACTTGAGCGAAGTTCGCAGTATAGGCGAACGGCACGGGGATGGCCGGATTGCTTGTACGGATGATGCCGTTGGCACCGCTGCCCGGCACGTTGAACGATCCAAGGTTGCCTGGCACTGTCCAGCAAATCGCTCCCGCTCGCGGTCCACCGGTGATGCGAATGCGCTGCTCAGAATGGTTTCCCTGGCGAACGTTGCCATTCCAGTCGAGCGTCTGGTTGTACCAATAGTCAACATCGTGCGGCGGGGCCACGGGCGGTGTTTGGTTCGCACCGAGCATGTTGGTGTCGGTAAGCAGCCACGGCGTGTCGTTCGGATAGTTCCGGACGGGCTGCGTGACACCAGTGAGCGTGCCCGAGTAATAGACACGTGGAGTCATCGCGTGGACGCGAATCTGCGTCAGCGGGTAGTTCGTTGGTTGCGGCGCCGGAGCGGGATTGGGGATCCTATGAACCGGGCAGTAAAACTCGGACCGCCACGGGTCGTTCGGGTCATTGCTCCCGTACAGGTAGATGTCGGCTCCGCCTACGGGAGGCTCCCAGCGCACGCCGACTCGGCGACGATGCTCGCGGAGAGTCTTGAGAGCGGTTCCCTGGAGGAGTCCGTCATTCTCATCGTTGCCGTTGACGAAATCGATGTGCCACGTCGTTTGCGCAGTGAACTTGGCGTGTGGGATCTCTTTGCGGACCCACCGGGTATTCCCTCCCACGCTGGTGGCCTCCACGGCAATGTGATCGACCGTGTACGCGGATCCGTTGACGACATACACGAAGTCTGAGGCAACGGAGTCAACGAAGATGGCGTCGCCATCGAAGGAGCCGTATCGCGTCGTCAGGTTGTTGATTGTTGCTACGCTCATGCATCACCCATCGAACGCTTGGATGAGGAAGGACTGCTCGCTGAGATTGTGCGCGCCGCCGCCGAACCCTCCTGGTTGGGCAGCGGACAAGTTCGCGTACGTCTCGGCGAGAGGGTTGGAATACGACCCAGCGCCCTCGTTGAAGAATCGCGCTTTCCCTCCGGAGCCAAGTTTGAATTGGCCCAGGGTCCCGTAGATGTTGGGGAGGTGTTCCCAAGAGCCTTGCGTAGAGCCTCCGACCCAGAGGCCGACCCCCGCCGCTCCGCTTCCAAAGATTGGGAAGTTGCCTCTGTCCCCGAGTTTCACAAGACCCGCTGTCGAGTGGTGTCCGGGTGTGCCTAGAAGGAGTGCGTGGCCATGCGGGTTATCGCCGAAGGCAACGGCGTCCCAGATGGAGATCGAACGAATCTGAGTGCCGCCGTGAACAATGACGTACCCGGTCTGGATGGTGGTGTGGTAATCGAGAACGCCCGCATCCCCCAACCCACCAGAGACTCGCGCGATGGCGATCCCAAAGTTATCCGTGCGAATGAGAGCGCCGCCGCAATATCCCATACCACCCGAGGGCGATTGCGAGATGCTGATCTCGTTAAGGCCCCAGGTCCTGCAATTGCCGAAGAGCGTCGTTCCATTGCTAGGGTCATTGAGGAAGTAGCCCTCAATGAGGCACCGGTAGAAGAAGGCCGGGTTTCCGGTTGAGGTTGTAACCGCGAAGCTTCGATCGTTCGGATTCGTCTGGATCGTAAGGTCCGCGATGTTGGTGTTGCTGGCCGAACCAAATGTGCCGGACACGTCGAGTACGGAGTCCAGGTAGATGTGGCCGAAGTTCACGGACACGGGATCTTGGATTTGGTACGCGTCGCCGTTCCCCGGGAAGCTGTTCGTCGGAATCGGGTTGAAGTTCGGCTCGTCCACCGTTTGGGGGACAGAGATCCGCGCCTGGTGCCCGCCGAGGTCTTTCAGGATGTAGGCCCAAGAGTTGGCAACGGGGAAGAAGATCCGCTTGCCGATGTAGGGCGTCCAGTTGGCGAGGTTGCTGTCCCGAATGATCGTCGGAGAGCCCCCGTTCGCTCCGGTCGGATTCCAGGGCGTGAAACCGCCGAGCGCATCCAGAGAGCCCGAGTGGAGGGTGGTCGTGTTCTCTCCGAGGATGCGGATGAACGTGTCCTTCGCGGCGATGACGTCCAACTCGAAGCTGTCGGGTGCGTTGATCGGATTCAGAATGTGAATGTTGGTTTCGAGCGAGATGGGTTCCGCAGACAGAACGTTTCGCCTACCCCACCGGCGCAGAAGCTCTTGAGCCGTCCTGAGCGGTGCAGGAGATCCGGGCGTGTTCGTGTAGATCCCTTGGTTCTCGTCGTTGCCGTTAACCGAATCGATGTAGACGTTCGCGATCTTCGTGCGCCAATCGGCGTGGTTGAACGTCGTGCGGATCCAACGGGTGTTTCCGCCGAACGCGGTGGCTTCCACTGTGATGTGATCGACGGTCTCGGACGAGTTGCTTGCGAAGACGAAGTACGACTTGAGCGTCTGCACGTACGCCTGGTCGCCATCGTGCCCGTACATCGAGGTCAACGCTGCGACGTTGGCTGCGAGAAGTTCTCGTCCGCTCGTCTTGACGGTAAGGCTGGCCGGCGTGCCGCCCGAGAAGTTGAGCGAATACCCGGTCGCTTCATCGAAGGACACGTAGCCAACGCTCGCCCCGAACTTGATCCGGTTGCCGCTCTGGTAGAAGCCCGTGCGTGCGACTCGGAGAACGTCGGTGCTATCAACGTCGATCGCATTGGAGGGGCTTGCCGGACCGGCGAAGGTTCCGCGCTCGACATCCAGCGAGGTGACGTTGCGGACGTAGATGCCGGCGCCGTTCGGAATGAGATCGGAGGTAGGAACCGTCCATCCACAGCCCGTGAAGGCAACCCGATGGATCCGGAAGCCACCCGTTTGCGGGGCGAGAGCGACGGAATACTTCGCACCGCTGTCGAACGTGCAGTTTCGGAACTCGACTTCACCGAGCCCGGACGTCGGTGGGTTGGCCGCCTGGTTTCCGATCCAGATCCAGCCTTTGCCGTTTCCCTTCCCGTGTGCGGTTCCGTTGAGCGTGCCGCTGTTCTCGAATCGAACGCTGTCGAAGAGAGCGCCCTTCACGGGCAGCGAGTAGCTGATGCAGGCTCCGAGAGCGTCGGTGCCGCCGAAGTAGCAGCCGCAGAAGTAGAGGTCGCGTGCGTAGACCTTTCCGGCCAAACGAACGATGCCGGAGGCGTCCGTGTCCACTCGGACGCCGTAGAAGGACAGACCTTCGAGGGCCGCTTGGCTTGCGCCAGCGAGATCGAGAAGGTTCGTGCAGTCGGCGGTGATGATCGGGTTGCCGGCAAAAACAAGCTTCCGGACAGCCACCATCCCGATCGCGTTTTGAATGACGAGGCGACCGAGTTGCTGGTTGGCCTCTCCGACCTTGATGATGCTCGCCGAGCCCTCCCCAAAAATCTCGACGTTGTTGGCGAGGCCGGCAAAGTCCTTCGAGGCCAGAGTGCTCCAAAGCCAAACGCCCGGAGGAATGTAGACACGTCCGCCGCCCGCAAGCGCGACTTGATTCAGTGCGCTTTGGACTGCCGGTCCGATGTCTTGGTTTTCGATTGCTCCGAACGTTCGGATGTCGAAGACCTCTTCGGAATGTCGGAAGAGGACATTCACGTACCAGCTCCCTTGGCAATGCAGTGCGGGCACTTGCCGTCAGGGTCGAAAGCGCGCTCCGATGCACCGCGAAGATCTTTGCCGCACATGGCGACGATGGACCTATCCGACTTGTACCGGGCGATGTCCGCGCAGTGGTACGTGGTCTCAAGTTCGAACTTGATCCAGAGCGGACCGGTGAACGGGCTGTTGTTGTCGAAAGGCATCATCGGCATGGGGACCTCACGTCACCGAGCCCAGCACCACGGAGGCGCGCTGCTGGAAGTTGTGAGCCGAACCTCCAAAGCCTCCGGATGCAATGGCGAGAGCGAGATTCGCCCACGTGCACGTGATCACGCCCGTGGGGGCGCCCACGGCTTCGTCCCACGCACGAGCGGTCGCCGCATCGGCAAGGATGAAGTCGCCGCCGGTCCCCGTGATTGTCGTGATCGAATTCCTGTGAATGCTGAGCGAAGAGCCGGCGGACATTCGGATGCCCGCCCCAGCATTCCCCGATCCCCAGATCGAACCGACAACGCCCAAGCTGGCCGCCTGTTCGAGGAACACGTCTTTCGCGAAGCCGACGTTGATTCCGTGTCCCCCAGGATTGGCGAAGGAGATTGGGACATCGAACACGGCAACACTGCCGGCGTTGATTGCGTTGGACCCCACAAACAGAAGGGGGACCCCCTGGAGGTACGTGGTGACGTTGCCAAAACTGCCGCGCCAATTCGAAACGAGGAAGAATGGGTTTTGCGCGTTGATGTACTTGAAGAGGCAGCCGGAAAACCCGATGTTGTTGAAGAACGTCGTGCCCAGCACGCCATCGCTCAAGAACGAATTGATGTAATATTCCGAGCGGAGATAGAGCGGCTGACGGACGCGGCATCCGTAATACGAGATGGAGAGGTTGTGACCATCCGCGTGATCAGAGATGGCGAACCCAGGGCCGGGGTTCTGGATGTCCAGGTTCGCGACGTTGACGATGAGTGCGAACCCGAAAGCCGAGGTGGTGCGCCTAACACGAATCTCACCCAGGTTGATCTTCGTAAGGCGCTCGACCGCGTAAGTATTGCCGTTGGCGGGGGTCACGGCGTTGGCCGTATTGAAGAAGTCCGGCTCGTCCCAAGTGCAGGGAGGCGAGACCCTCAAAGAACCGCTTCCCAAATCCTTCGCGGGCCAGCACGTGCCGTTGTTTGCCGGGCCGTTGGTGAAGCGGATACGCGCGTCCGTTTCCCACGTGACAACGCCCGTGTCTTTGATCACCCAGGGCTGGTTGGTGTTCGGGTTTTCGACGATGACGCCACCGGAGTTCGCAAGTGTGCCCGTCCGCAACGTCGCCGTGTTCTCTCCGAGAATTCGGAAGTACGTGTCCACGTCGGCGGTGACATCCAGCTCGAAGTAGTCGGGCGCCAGGAGGTCGTTCTTGATGTGGTAGCGGATCGACAGGTCCACGCTCGTGCTGCGGACCAAGTTGCCGTGACCGTAGCGGCGCGAGAGTTCCGCACCCGTCCTGAGCGCGGTGAGCGCCGTCGCGCCGTTGTTTTCGTCGTTGCCGGCGATGCTGTCGATGTACCAGTCGTCGTGTTCGAGGCGCCACGAGGGGTGGCTGAACGAGGTTCGTAGCCAACGCGTGGCCCCGCCGCTTTGGGTGGTTTGGACAGTGATACCGTCCGCAGCCAACGTAGAACTCGACGTGTAGATGAAGAACGTCTTCAGCGTCTTGACGAAGACGAGTTCTCCCTCGACGCCGGGCAGGAGCGCGAGTTCCGCCATGTTGTTGGCGATCGTGACGCCGCTTGCGCCCTGCTCTTTGAGGAAGTCGATGACCCCCTGAACGGTGTTGAACCCAAGGTGCGGCGTGTTGAGAGAATCGTCGTAGAAGAGAGCGGCGGCGCCCGTTCGGAGGATCGGGTTGAGGAGTGTCGCCCAACCAAAGGACGTGTTGCCTTCTCGCTGTTCGCCGGTGGACGCGACGCGCTTTCCAAACGACGTCAACGTGTAGATCGCAAAGGTCGAGATGAGGGGACCCCCAGGTCCGGTCACCGTGCTCATGAAGAGCAGCGCTCGTCCTTGCGCGTTGGGGTAGGTGAAAGTGACAGTCGCGTTCGGCGTCGTCACCTGGTTCGTCGAGGGATTGACGTTCGTGAGGGACGGAGCGGTCGAAAGCTCGTCCGTACCGATGACCTGGAGGTACCACTTGTCCACCCCAGTGGCATCGACGAGCTTGATGCTGATCGTGTGGTTCTGGCCAACGTTCACGCCGTTTGCGGGCGGATTGAACGGGCCAGCGCCATCGGCGACAAGACACAACGGGGAAATCAGCATGCCGGGCTCTGCTCAAGCCCGAGGCATAAGAACTGTATCTTCCAGGACTACGGCCACACTAGAGTCACCATTCGATGATGATGATCCCGGACCCGCCGTTACCCCCACGACCCGGTGTCCCAGAGGTTGCGTTGCCGCCGCCTGATCCGCCACCGCCACCGCCGCCAATGCCGGTGTTCGCCGTCGCGTCGGTTCCTTGGGTAGCGTTGCTCGACGGAGCGCCGCTGTTTCCGTTGGACGCGGCGCCGCCGCTGACTCCGATTGCGATCTGATTTCCAGCCGAGACGCCACCCCCACCACCGCCGTGATACGTGCTTTGGTTGGTTCCTGCCGAACCGACAGTTGGGTACGTGCTAGTCGTTCCTGCCCAGCCGCCGGGACCCGGCAAGTTTCCGGGTCCGCTACCACCGGCCGCACCACCGTCACCCGACTTGAAGACGGTGGTTGAGCCCACGTTTGCGTTGAGAGTGCCACCCAAACCGCCAGCACCATCCGAGGCGCCAGAGCCATCGGATCCTTTGGCACCCCTGCCAGATCCTTTGAATGCGGCTAGGACAGTCCCACCTGCGTGAGTCTGGAAGAGGGAGTCGTTCCCATCGGTTCCGTTTTGGGGTGAGGGCGCAGTGCCGCCTCCGGACCCTCCAGAGCCGCACGTCCCGTCGTAAACAGTGCCCGGGGTGACGGTTACCGGAATGGGACCGCCCCATTCCGCAGACCCTCCGGCGCCGCCGCCCCCACCGCCGCCCGCAGACCCAGCTCCGGATCCCGTGCCCTTGCCACCCGCACCACCGCCCGCTCCACCCCCACAACCGGAGACGAAGACCCTGGTCACACCATTGGGGCATGTCCAAGACGTGGCGACTGTCGCAGTGAAAACAAACCTGGGCATGTTAGCAATTGAACCTTCTGACGATCCACCAATCGGTGCCGTCCGAGAGCAGCTCAAGGGTTGCGTACGGACCCCCGCTCACAACCATGTCGCCAGCCGTTCCTTCGATCTTTCCAGAACCAGTTCGAACTAGCGTGAAAAGGTTCGTCGAGTCTGCGGTGCCCGTCGTCGATTTGGCGATCACCTTGCGGCCGGCCCACAAGCTCGGATCCGGCAGCGTGAGATTCTTGCCGTCCGCCGTTGCGAGGAGGTACGTGTCCGGTCCGGTGGTATCGACCGTGTAGTTGTTCGAGAACGCTCGCTGCTGGCTGCTCTCCGTTCCGCTGATGATGGAGGAGAGGATGGCGTTGAGGTATTTGATTTCGAGAACGGTGGTGCCGTCACCGGTTCGCAGGCGCACGCCGCCGTCAACGCCGCCCGTTGCTTTTGCTCCACCTTGGAGGAGGAGGTACGCGCCGTTGCGATTCGTACCTGTCGCCGATGCGAAGGCGCTCTGCGCGTGAAACAGGAAGTCGTGGACGGCGGCGTCGCTCGTTCTGGATTCCTGGTAGATCTGCTCGGTGAAGCCCTGATCGAAAATCAGGTTGTTGCCGTTCCAGTAGAGCAACGAGCCGCCGGCGTTCCAATTGATGCTCGTGTTCGCGACTTCGTAGATCGAAGCCGGGAATCCGGCGCCAGTCGAATAGCTGCCGATGTAGACGTTGTTCGAAGTGAAGTAGATACCGCCGATATCCGCGCCATTCGACGAGTTGCGGAATCGGATCTCGGAATCGTACGGGAGGAGAATGGAGACACCGGTCGCAGTGCCGATCGTCGCGAAGTTCGACTGCCCCATCTGAATGGCGCCGTCCAAACCAGCGCCATCATGAAGGCCGGGGCGAAGCCACAGGTTTCCTCCATTTCGGTTCGCGCCGGTCGAACCCGTGAAGGCATCTTGGCCAGCGATCTGCAACGTGTGCGTCGCCGCATCACTGGTCATCTTGTCGTAGATGATCGTCGCGCTTGTCGCATCGACACCGAAGCGGAACTTCGCTGTCGCGGACATATTGAAAAGGTACGAAGGCGTCGCGTAGGACTGCCCCAGTTGGAACGTCGAGGGCGATCCGTTGACGTACGCCATCTGGTACGTCCCGCTGATGCCGAAGTACATGTTGACGGACGGCGCGTTGAAGTACGTGCTCGATCCGTCTCCGAGGAAGGACCAATTCGTGCTGCTCGGAGCTGTGGCTGCGTTGCCGAACCACATTGCGCCGTACGTTGTTCCGCCGTCAACGTACTCGCCCATCGTGATGATGTTCGTGCCGCTGTAGCGGATGTTGAAACCACCGCTGTGTCCCGGGGACCCAACCTTCGCCGGAATGTCGATCGCCACGTTGCCTGGATTGCGATTCGCTCCCGTCGCAGATCCAAATGGCGCCATTCCTCGAATGATGAGATCTTTGGTCGCAACGTTAGAGACTTGGCCACGCTTCTCGATGACTTGATCGATGGTGACGTTGTACGCTTGCATCACCCCCGTGTTGAGGATGTACCAGTGCGTGAGACCGGAGAAGCACGCGATGTTGACGGCGTTGACGGCGTTGAGCGTCAAGGAGCCGACTGGCGCCGTGAAGTCTTTCTTCGCTCCGAGGATGAGTCCTCCCGAATCCCAAGAGACCAACCCGTAGTCGGTCGCCGAGTAGTTTCCGGCGAGGATGTTCTCGCTGTCTTTGCTTCGGATGTTTCCGAAGGCCGGGAAGGTCCCGCTGGCTGAATTCAGTCGAAGCGGCAGGTAGAAGTCGAACGTGCTGGCGTTGAAGTCGCCCGTGAGTACCGCGCCAATGCCCGTGTAGATGTGGCCTGCACCGCCAGGCGCGTTGACGTAGGTGTTAGTGCCATCACCCTCGATGGTGAAATTCGTCGAGCTATTTGCCGTGGCGTTGTTCAGGATGTAGAGCATCCCGTAGTTGGCAGGGGCGCCTGCGTTTGGGCCGATTCGAACTTGGAAAGTGCTGCTCGTGCCGACAGACAACGACGGCGCAGCCGTCCCGCTCAATTGTGCGATGGCCGTAGTCGCGACGCTCCAGTAGTGCGTCCCCGAGCCTCCGGGCGTGTTCCAATACGAATTTGCCCCGTCGCCAAGAATCGTATAGTTGGTCGCGCTGCTCGCTGTTCCGTTGCTGAGAATGTAGAGAGAACCGAACAACGTGGGCGTACCGACAGTCGGAGCAAGCCGAATTTGCATCTCTGTCGCTTTTCCAACGGAGAGCTGGCTGCCTGTTTCGGTGAACGTTGCGTACTCGGTGTGCGTCGAACCTCGAATGTGGTGTGCAAGCGCGTCGAGGTACATGTTCCCCGGCGTCTCGATCGCGATCACACCATTCGAGAGGACGTCAACTTCGCTTGCACCTTGAAGAGACAGGTTGCTGACTTGGGAGACGTCACCCACCTGCACGTTGTTGGTGCCGTCAACGGAAAGGACATTTAGGTTGCCGGTGTTGCCGGAGTTCCTGGCCTTGATGTTGAAAGTCTTGGGCCAACGGAGGTAGCCGGCCGTCGCAAAGGTGTCCCCGTTGACACCCATCTCGATGTAGCCAAACGACGAGGTGTAGCCGCCCGTGTTTGCACCGATCAGAAGAGCAAGGGCTCCACCTTCACGATTGGCCCCGGTGGCGGTCCCCGACGCATCTTGGGCTTGATACGTGGTCTTCTTCGTCGCGTTGTCGCCAGAGCGCTGGGATTGACGGAAGAGGGGGTTGACGTCTTCGGCGTAGTCCCAGCTTCCGTAGGGGTAGAGCAGCGATTGGCTATGCCCGCTGGAGAAGACCGCAATGACACCGCAGTTATAGAGGTACCAGGTGTATGGCGGGCTGTTGTACCCGAAGTACATCAGCGACGAGGTATCGAGGAACGTGATGTCGTTGCTATCGCCAAATCGCTTCCCGCCGAGGACAGGATCGATCTTGGCGATCAACGAATCGGCGGTTCCGCCGACGTTGCGACCGTAGAGCGAGAAGTCCTTCGCGACCCGCATGGTTCCGGTCGTCGCGACCGTGGTATCTCCAGTCGCAAAGAACCGGACGTGATAGTTGCCGGCTGCGTCGCAGATGTTGAACGACGCGCCCTGCGTGTACATCGCGGACGGACCATTCAGGATCAACGACCCCGTTTGGGTAACATCACCGAGCGTGATGTTGTCGGCGCTGTCAAGGGACAGCAGGTTCGCGTCTCCAGAGTTGATGGAGTTGCGATTCTTGAGCGAGAAGTCTTTCGCCGCTCGCATCGTGCCTGCCGATGCAATGGCTGTCCCGCCGCCCGGAGAGAAACGGAGGAATTCCGTCGCCGCCGCCAAGAGTTCGATGTGGCCGGCCGCCGACGTGTTGATCGCGACCAGCGTGGGTTGAGCGGAAACGTACGGGAAGGTCGAATTCGGAACGGGGCCGTTGACGCCCGTTTGGACCGCAGAGGCAATCCCCACGAACTGGCCTACGACCGTCGTGTAGTTGTGAACGTTGTCACCGATCTGAAGCGAGGTATTGTTGAGCGCCTGCTCGATGGTCGAGAGAACGTTGATGTTGCCCGCACCGGGACCCTGACCGGGAACCGTGTGCGTTTCGATCATGACGTAGCGATTGCCAAGACCGGACCCCGCTGTCGGGAACCGTAGAGCGCCCGTGTTCGGCGCGTTGTTGGCGCCGTCCGTCCACTTGATCGCAGCCGACGAAGACACAACGCCGGCGGTTCCCGTCATCGCAACGAGCGTGTTCGCTGAGGTCGTTCCGGTGACATCCCCGGTGAGCGTCTGCGCCGCTTGGTTGCCGCTGGGGAGGACCCCCGTGACGTAGTTCGCCCCGCCGCCAAGGTTCACCGGGCCGTAAGTCAGCGCCGAAACACCGCTGACTTGTAGGACGTTGCCCGTCGTGAGGGCGCCGGCAGCGGGGACCGATGCGCCGTTGATCTTCGCGACGGTCGGGTTGGGATAGGTACCCGAGAGATCTCCACCAGCGGCGCCCGTGGTACCAGAACCGAGCGCGAACCACGTGCCGCCTTCACGGACGTAAACGCCGGTCGCTCCGTCCGAACCGTCCGTGCGGAGATAGATCGAACCGTTCGCCGGAGTGGACGCCGGAACGCCCGTGCCGCTCGTCACGGTCGGTTGCGGATTCGCGAATCCGCCGACACCGAGCGTCGTGACATTCAGTTGGGCTCCGACCGCACGAGCCGCTTCCGTCGATCCGGTCTTGAGCGAGACGTTGCCGTCCGTGCCGCTTCCGTCCTTGGGACCGCCAGCGATGACGACATCTGCGCCGGCTGCGTTGCTCCCGACCGCTGCCGCTTGGCCGATGAATGACATCGTGTGGCCGGCACCGGCCACCGCTTGAAGCTGTGTGAGGACGATGGTCGCAGCGGCAACCCAGCGAAGCGTGCCCGGAGTGATCGGGAACGGAGAACCGCCCGAGATCCCGGCGACCGTTGCCGAAGACGTCGTTCCAGAGAGATCTCCGGCGAGGTTTTGCGCCGCTTGGTTGCCGGCAGGAAGGACACCAGTGACGTAGTTGGCTCCGCCCGCGAGATTGACGGGTCCGTACGCTAGTGCGGATGCGCCGCTGACCTGGAGAACGTTTCCGGGAGTGAGAGCGCCCGCGACCGGAACCGTGGCTCCGTTGATCTTGATGACGGAGTTCGCGTTGAGGGCTCCGGTGACGTCCCCGTTGAGGGAAGGCGTTGCGCCCTTCAAGTAGTCGATTGCGCCTTGAATCGTGTTGGCGCCGGTCGGAGGACCAAGGAGGCTGTCGTTGTAGTAGAGGACCGACGCGCCCGATCGGATGAGCGGGTTGAAGATCGCGAGCCAACCCGAGACGGTGTTCCCTTCGAGGGTCTCGCCGAATGCGCCGACTCGTCGATTGTGCGCCGTCAGAGTGTAGAACTCGAACGTTGTTGCGTTCGGGCCGCCCGTTCCCTGGACGGTGCTTCGGAGAATGACAGCGCGTCCGGTCGCGTTCGGGAATGTGAATGTGACGACCGTCGAAGGCGTCGCCACCTGGTGCGTGATCGGGTTGACCCCCGTGAGCGTCGGAGCCGACGAAAGTTCGTCGATGCCGAAGACTTCCAGGAACCACGTAGTGACACCCGTGGTGTCCGCCAGCTTGACACTGATGGTGTCATTCGCAGCGACGTTGATTCCGTTCGTCGTCGAGATGAACGGTCCAGCGTTGATCGCTGCAAGGCAGACGGGGGAGACCGGCATCCGTCACTCCCCCTTCACGGACAGGTTTTCTGGCGCGCCGTTTCGATCTCGTCACACGACTTGATTTGCAGCAAGCAGCGCGGGTTCAGGTAGAGCCCGTTGTTCTGTTGGTCCTTGCAGAAGTCCGTGCACGACTTGTTGGGGACGTCCACCGGGCCGGGAAGATCCGAGTCGTAGACCGGAGCACCCTCTGCGCATCCGAGACCCCCAGCTTCGACCGGGCCGATGTGCTGGCACATGGCAGCGCACAACTCCGAATCGACTGGGTGCGGCGGCCGAGGAGGATTCGGCGTCGAGGGCGGGCAGGCGATCAGCCCGATTGCGAGGATCGCGAGTAGTTGTAGGCGCATGGCTCTCGAAGAGAGGGCGCCATAAGGAGAACTTCGGATGCGAGAACCGCTCGAAACGATTCGATTTGGTCCCGGTTCATGTCGCGACCGACGCAGTACCACATGAAGGCCTCAGCGAACGCTTCGACCGCGTTCGTCTTGCCGTACTCCGAGACAGGCAAAACGCCCTCTTGAAGGTAACCCTCAAACCGCGCTCGCTGCTCGCTGCTCATCCGTTTGAACCAGTAGCGGTGCCCAAGCTCGTGTATGACCGTACCGATGAGCCTATCGTCAGCCGGAGCGGTGATCGAAACAACATCACGTCCGCTGTGAAACATGCCGGCGGTGGATTGCAGATCCTTGTACCCGGCCTTCTCGTAGTTGGCCTTGTCCCAATCCGAGAGGTTGTTGAAGTCTGTCGATTGGATGAGAAGGACACCGTACCAAAGATTGCCGAATCCCTTCTTGGTGGTCAGCGTGTGGGCGATGTCGAGCATGCGGATGTAGGGCCGGATGCGGTGACCGTTCCCTTTGGGGTCGGTCACGACGATCTTCATGTTGCCTAGCGAGAACTCCTTGAACGCGGGCTCTTCGAAGACTTGTTTCGTTACGTCGAGGCCCATCCCCTTTTCTGTCTGGATTGTCTGTTCGAGACGTGCAGCATCCGCTCGCAGGATCTCTAGAAGCTTGTCGAGGAGTTCGGTGATGTTGGCTTCACGGTGTTGATTGAGCCCGCGTGTAGGGACGTACGTCGTGAGGAGATCCCCAAACTTCTCCTCGTAGAGCTTGCGCATCTTGGCGCCTTCCTCTACCGAGAATGTTCCTCGGCCGATGAACTTCGGATCGAGTTCGGCCTCCATCCAATGTCTGGCTCGACGCGTGGCATCGGAGATAGCTTCGCGGACGGCCTTGAATGCGTCCTTTGCCTTCTGGCTTTCTGTCATCGAGGGGACCGAAGTGTACGGGCCCCTGCGAACGTAGAAGACCTGATCCTCAAGGTTGTCCACGAACGACCGCAGGTGGTCGAACGCTTTCATGATGCCGTCCCACCCGTGGGGCTTGACCTTCAAGAGCGAGAGCCACCCCCGGCGAACCCCCATGAGCCATTGCTTCGTGAGGAGTTCGGCCTTGAATCGCCGGGCAATGCGCTCTTCGATCGTGTTCACGGTCAGTGGGGTTCGTGGGTCTTCATGAGGAATTCGGCGAGCTGCTCGACCCCCGAAACATCCTTCATGTGCTTTTCGAGCATCTTGAGGAGCTGCTCGTTCTTCAACTCGTCCATCGCCTCGGGATCGTGGTGCTCGAACTTCTCCACAAGGTCGAGGTAGTGGTTCGCAGCCAACCTCATCTGTTGCGCAGCCTTGTGCAGCGGCACCGCGAGCTGCTTCACCTTGTGTAGGGATTCGCTCACGGGTTTGGTGTCGCTGAAAGCCCGGCGATCGTAGGAGAAAGCGCCCATCGTCGATCGCGGCCGATAAGAAGAACTTCTTATCAGACCTCATCGGCATGGACAGCCTTGCCCAGCGCGTCGCTCGACGCTTCTTGGCGGACACCCCCGAGGGGGCCGAGATCCGCAAGCGTATCGAGCAGATCCCGAACTGGGCGTCCTCGGAGTTCCTCCGGAAGATGCACAACATGGCGGGCCGCTACACGCTCTCGCCCAAGCAGATCGCTGTCATCGAGAGGATCGAGAAAGAACGGGCGGTCAAAAGCCAGCCGGCACCCACAAACGCGGACGTGGTTCTTCACCCGAAGAAGCAATGGGTCGAGCATCACGAGATCGAGTCGATCATCCAAGCCCTCAGGCAGAAAGCCGTTGTCCGTGTCTTCGACCCCCGCAGCCTCGTGGTCGAGAACACCACCATGCAGGGGTTCTTCATCAAGGAGCTGGCGAACGACTTCTACGGCGCCGCCGAGGACTACGCGGAGCGAAACGCCGACGAGGATGACGAAGAGAAACGCGAGCGCAATCGCATGGGCCAGGACGCGGCGGACGCGGCGGCCCACGAGATGTCTCGCGCCAAGCTCCACGTGAAGAGGGACGGTCAGGTGACCGTGCTCACTTTGACCCCCTCCTACCAAGAAGTGCTGCACAAGCACCCGTTCCGCTGAGGTACCATGGCTTCGGTTTACGGATACGTTCCCACTCCCAGCTCCGTCAGCTTCAAGACCTACGGAGCGGCCATGCCGATGTTCAAGCCCGCGCTCAGCGGCGACATCGACCTCTCGCAATACTGCGTCGCCATGGACCAGTACGAGCTTTCGTCCTGCGTCGGCAACGGCACGTGTGAAGCCTTGGAGATGCTCGAATCGATGGCGCACGAGGGGATTCAGGGCTACTCGCCCGTCCTTCTCTCGCGTCTCTTCATCTACAACGCCGCCCGCGAGAAGGAAGGCATTCTCGACCAGGATGCTGGCACGACAATCAGCACGGCCTTCGACGTGCTCGCGACGCTCGGCGTCTGCCGCGAAACCCTCTGGCCCTACCAGACATCGCTCGTCTTCCGGAGCCCGTCGATCCTTGCTCAACGCGAAGCCGTTGGGCACAAGATTCACTCGGCCTACAAGATCACTTCGACCGGCCAAAGCCGCATCGACGACATCATCAGCGCGCTCAGCTCGCGACACCCTGTCGTCTTCGGTACGCAGGTGACGAAGGCTTTCGAGCAGCTCAAAGGCCTCGGGCCGATGACGACACCCGGACCGAAGGACGTGATTGTCGGCGGTCACTGCATGGTGATCGTCGGCTACCTCGGAGGGAACTTCCTCATCAAGAATTCTTGGGGGACGAGCTGGGGCCAAGGTGGCCTCTGCATGTTCACGCCCGACTATCTCGCAGACAGCGTGACCCAGGACATCTGGGTTCCCACGCTCGGACCTGTTTTCTGACCGGAGAGCCATGAGCACGATCGCTGAAAAGGTTGCCAAGAGGTTTGCGGACGAGAAGCTTGTTGCGCGTGTGGCGACTCGCTATCGCGTGGCTCTCGAAGTAGGCCAGGGTGTCTTCACCCAGCATCTCAAGCTCCACCACTTCCACGGCAGTCTCCGCATCACCGACATGACGAATGCCGGCAAGCGGGGCAAGAAGGTCCGTGAGCTGACCGTCATCCCGAAAACCTTCGCGGACGATCTCTCGGACAAGATCATCAAGCAAGCCGTCTCGGCGATCCTCCACATGACGTACGACCAGGCGAAAGATCACCTGGAAGACATCCTCACCCGCGAGGGCCACGAGAATCTCTACTCGCTCGAAGAGCGCGAGCTTCGTGGGATCGACGTCGAGCCGATGGGCACCAAGATCAACCTGGAGAAGAAATTCCCCAACGGAGAGATCGTCACCATCGAGTCCTCGCCGCACGACTTTCTCGTGGTGGACAGCGTGCTCATCGAGGCGCCCGGGAAAGCCGCACACGGTCACCGCCAGGACACGTCGTACTGGCCCGTCGCCAAGAAAGACGGCATCACGTTCTACGGCTGGCTCAAGGACAATTTGAGCAAGGCCGCGAACATGAAGATGATGGAGCTACTCAAGGTTTTCGAGCAGCTCGGCATCCGCTACAACTCTCACTGACGGCGTAGTTTCTTCAACGCCATCTTCCTCGCCAACGCTCCCATGCGGTCGAGGGTGAGAATCCCGTCCAAGTGGTCGTACTCGTGTTGGATCGCCCGCGCGAGGAATTCGTCCGCTTCGATTTCGAAGGTTTCGCCCTTCACGTTCTTCGCCTGAATCTTGACCGTCTGAGCGCGATCGACGTACTCGTAGAGGCCCGGTAGCGAGAGGCATCCCTCCTGGCCCCGCTGCTTTCCCTGCATCATGAGGATGGTTGGGTTGATGAAGACGAGAGCGCCGCTCGCATCCTTCGTGTCGGGCCACCAGATGTCCACGACGAAGAGCCGGATGTTTTGACCGATCTGCGGCGCCGCAAGGCCGACGCCGTTCGAGGCCACCATCGTCTCGATCATGTCGGCGGCGAGCGCCTCGATTTGCCCATCGATGACCGGAACAGCGTCGCACACCTCGTTCAGGCGATCGTCCGGATACTTTACGAGACCGAGCTTGCTCACCATGGATATTACACCGGTTCTCCGCCGAGTTCCCGGGCGATACGCATGATGACGGCTTCCTCGTTTGGGGAGGCGACGATCACGTGGACCTTGTTTCCGTCTCGGAGGCAAGGCGCACCATAGGTGAATGCGGCCCTGCGAATGAAGAGTTTCACCTGCTTGGCCGAGCCGAAGAGTACAGCGAAGGAACGAGCCCGGCCCACAACAAGCCGGTGTAACAAGTGCACGATGACCGCTCAAGGGATCCTCAGCGATCTGGCTATTTGCAGGGCTATCGAACTCGGACACATCCGTATCGATCCCTTCAAGCCGGAGCACGTGAACCCCGCGAGCTACGACCTCACGTTGGGCAAGCACGTCGGCACGTACGATCGGTGGGTATCGCAAGTCCCGTTTTACCAACACGATCCCATGGATGGGAACACGTTTCTCTTGCGTAAAGACATGGTGCTCGATGTCCGCGACAAGCCCACGTTCTCAACGCAAGAGATCGATCCAGAAGTGGGGTGGGTCCTCAAACCGGGCATCGGTTACTTGATGCACACGGAGGAGAGGATCTGGACCGAACGCTACGTCCCCATCGTGGACGGCAAGTCGAGCATCGGACGCCTCTTCATCCAGATCCACGCAACGGCAGGCTACGGGGACCCGGGCTTCGATGGCCAGTACACGCTCGAAGTTCTCGTTGCACATCCCGTCCGCGTCTACCCGGGCATGCGAATCGGGCAGATCCGATTTCACACGCTCGCGGGGGAAGTAGGTACCAACTACAAGGCGACCGGCAACTACAAGAACCACGACGCCATCGGGCCGGTCCCCTCCAAGGCGTACAAGCAATTCGAGAAGAAGACATGATCGACCCGTTCGTCATTGCCATCCTTTTCCTTGCGATCTTGGGAGTCGCCCTGTGTCTGGAATGGGTCATCCACCAGATCACCAAGTTCGTCTTCCGCAGGGTCATGAAGGGCTATCCCCACAAGACCATGAAGAAGGCTGACGTGGACGCAGTGCTCCGGGAACACTGGGAGAAGCAAGGTCTCAAGATCGAGATCATGGAGCGCGTCGGAACCGAGATCCTCATTTGGGGCGAAAGGCCCGACGAAGACGAGGAAAAGTCAACCGACTAGCATAGTTACAGGATCCGGTGTATGTACCATTTGATCCGGCCCTCCCCGGTTGTACATCCACCATGGACGCTATCAAAGTCGGTGTTGGCACCAGGTTCCACTCGATCCTCATGGACGGAAACCCTCTCTGGGAGGTGACCCGTCCCCGAGGGAAAGGCGTCTGGGAAGCCAAGGTCGTCGAATCGCTCGACCATCTCGGAACGAAAAAGGTCTTCACCACGGAGGGAATTCGCCGATCCGTGGGCATGGAACGAATGTTCGTGGCGAGCGCGAGGGACTCCAACAAGTTCTACGCGGACAACCTCGGCAAGGTCATTCACTACCACAACTCCTTTGGCCAGTTCGTCCGCTGCCTCGTCGTCATGGGGACGACGGTCCACAACAAGGAGCCGCACCCGTGCGCGAAACCGATCGCGCTCGTCGGCAAGTGGGGCCCCAACGATCTTCCGAAACGCCTTCCGAATGGCGAGGTTCGCCTCGGTTATCATGCCGAAAGCATCGCGAAGGGTGAATGCTTCGAGCCCCATTCTTCCTGCATCTACGAAGCTGGCGGTAGGAGCGCTCAGGGTCACGGTGACCCGGCCGGGATGCCCGAGATCGATCTCAGCGTCCCGCCGATCACGTCGGAGCAAGAGAAGCAAGCGCGCCTGTGGAAGGCCACGGAGGCCGCCCGCGCTGCACTCGACGACTACAAGGAAGAGGATCCGGCCGCGCGTCTTGCGAAGGCGCTCGACATTATCAAAGGAGCCCTCTCGTGAAGACCATCCTCATCATCGATGACGAGCCCATGATTCGAAGGGGGCTGGTACGTCTCTTCTTCAGGGAGGGTATGGCCGGCCTTCTCACGATTCGGGAGGCGTCCAACGGCGCCGAGGCCCTCAAGATGCTGGAGGACGGTCTTGTGCCCTCCCTGATCATCTGCGATCTCGACATGCCCGTGATGAACGGCGCCGAGTTCATGCGTCGCCGGGCCAAGACGGCCTTCGCGACCATCCCCCTCATCCTCCACTCGGGAAACCCCGACGTTTTCGTGCTCGCTGATGAATTCGGGGTCGGCGCCTTCCACAAGGGCGACCCCATCCCGGAACTCAAAGAGCAGATCGCTGCGGCCCTCGAAAAGGTCGTTTGATCACAACCCCCAAACTTGTATGTGAGACATGCTCAGGAAATTTCGCTACGAGGCAAAAGCAGTCTTGAAGCTCACGCGAGCGGCCCATGCCCATCTCATGGACATGTCCCAGCGTCACTACGACATGAAGTGCAAGGGAATCAGCTCGCCCGGCATCGGCAGCTTCCTCTACGGGTGGGGCGCCGAGTTTCGTGACGTAAGTACGGAGTCGGACACCATCGAGGTCTTCGCGAGGGCGCACGAGTTGGACACCCTCTGCAAGATCATGGAGCTTCCGCCTGCGGACCCGGATCTCCGCAAGGCTCTACAGACCGCGCTCGAAGAGACGATCGCCGAAAACCTTCGCGTGAACGGCGGACCGCCGTTCCCCACGCTCAAGATCAAGAAAGGGGACGAGTGATGTTCCCCGAAATGTACACCAAGGTCCCGGCTGGCAAGCTCAACACCGCCGAGGTCACGCACACCGTCGTGACGAAGGAAGACTCGGACTTCACGAGCATCCGCGCCGTCATGGGTCGAGACGAATACGTGCCGCCCGGCACGATCACGCGCCTCCTCATCAACGGCGAGATCATGATGTCGGACACGCCGATGGAGAAGAACTCGAACTTCCACGTCGTCCGCCGCGCGAAGGGTCACGTGTTCATCGCGGGTCTCGGACTCGGCATGATTCTCTGGCCCATTCTCGCGAAGCCCGAAGTGCTCCGGGTCGTCGTGGTGGAGATGAACCCCGACGTGATCAACCTCGTGGGCCCGCACACCCCAAAGGATCCCCGGCTCACGATCGTCCAGGCGGACGCGTTTGCGTACAAGCCGACGACGAAGTTCGACGTCATCTACTTCGACATCTGGCCGAGCACCACGACGGACAACCTTCCCGAGATGGCGAAGCTTCACCGCCGCTACGGCCGCTTTCTCCAAACCGGTGGCTGGATGGAGTCGTGGCAGCGCGGCTTGCTCCGGGCCCGCCGTCGCCGCGAGCAGCGGGAAGAGCGCGAGTACCAATCGTTCGCCCGAGTGTTCCGCTAATGCCGGGGCACCGCGCAGTCGAGACCATGCTCGTCGTCTTCAACGAGCAGACGGTTGATGCCTGCTTTGCCCGCGCGAAGAACTACTTCGAGCAGCGGGTTGACCATCCGGGCGATGCGTTACTGCGGGATGGGATTCATCGCTGCGAGCGAGACCTAGGGCGGCTTCCGACCACCAAAGAGGTGATGGCAGCCTGTTGCCTTACGAAGGAGCAGAAGCATCGGACGGTCGAGTTGCTTTCCGCTATCCGAGAGTACCGCGCTGTCGATTACGACGACTTTGAGCACGTGGGAGGGTACCGGGAAGGGGCAAGGCCGAAGGCCGCTTCTAGGAGCCGCCCAGACAGGCTGGCGCGCCTTTACGAGCGCATCCGAGGCTTGTTCTCTTAGGCTTTCGCCATCGGGTGACACACGCCGTGCGTGATGAGGGCGAAGAGGAAGATCCCGGCGCGAATGTCTTCGGGCGGATCTCCGACGATGCGGATCCGGATGTGCTGGTGCTCGGCGAGCGCGTTGAGAATCGTCTCCATCGCTTCGCCGGGCGTGACTTCCGGTCCGATCTCGGCCGCCATTTGTTGAACCATCTCTAGAGGGCTGCCGCGATAAATCAGCGGACCCTCTTTTGAATACGTCCAGACGGCCAAGGGAAGATCTTCGAGGAACTTCAGATTCACTCGATGACCTGAGGAGCGTGCCGCGCCGGAGAGAGCTTTCGGCGAACGCCGCCAGTCTTCTTCACGGCTTTCCACACGGGAGCGGCGTCCATCGATTCCACAGAGAGAATTTGACGCGTCGAGTCGAAGCTCACAACTTTGATTCGGAACTCCCCAACAACGTCGAGGATTTCATTCCGTCCGCCCTTTTGACGCGCGATGCGGAGCCGCAGTTGAAGACGGTCCCCCACACGAAGAGGAGAGGGAAGATCCATCTTCGCTTTCGGCTTGTCGAGGACATCTTCGAACTGCACGATCGTGGCGGGGTTCATGCCTTGTCGATCGCATCGAAGCTTTGATTGACGAAATCCTTCATACCTACACGTTGGCCAATGGCCGAGCGTCGCATCAACAAACAAACGCGAATGAAACCTTGCGCGTGTCTCGTTTGAAGGTGTAGACCTGTTCCGATCGAGCGGTTCTCGATTTCGGTTCCCAGGTTCCGTACCTCCTTCGAGGGGTCGGGGTGCCATCATGCTCGGATGGGCAACACCTCGAAAAACCAACTGCCTCAGTTCAGGACGAACCGTAGCTCGTAAGAGTTAGCTCCTGAAGTGGACCTCGGAAGCCGTTACGATTGGGTTGGGCAACCTTACAGGCTTCCGAAGGAGAGATGGACAGGGAATCGGAATTCCCGGAAACAGTCCGTCTTGGTCGAAGTAGCGTGACCGAGGTCGATTCCGAGAGCTTCAAGCTCAAGACCTCACGTTCGGACAAGTAGGATCAAATTAAAATACCTACTGTCCGAAGCGAAGCTGAGGACTCCAAAACAAACCGAACAAATGCAGCGATCGAAACAGCAACACGAAGTGATGAAACGGTCAGCAGTCGTACAACGACACGTCTAGAGGAAGCACCCGATGAACATGCGATGCGCTTTTCGCTTGCTTGATTCGAGTTGATGCGATAACTTCGGTCCTAAGCTCGTAGACTTCCCAGCCCGAAATTCGGGCGGGCTGTCTCCTTGCAGGAGAAAGTGATGCTGAAGAAGGCTCAGGAGGTGATCGCCTCCGGCAACGTCCGTTCTGTCGTGGATTACGGGATCGAACTCGATCGCGGAATAAAGGACGAACGGAGAGAGCTGGAAGTGATCAAGGATTTTCTGCGGAAGATTGGAGAGACCAGCCTCGCCGATCGGAGAACGGAGAAGACCGTGGACGTCCAAGGCAACCTCGGAAGTGTCTCGATCACGTACCCAGCGGATCGACCGAGGGTGAAGTCGAATGTGGACATCCTCGCTGCGGAACCGGGAATCCCGGAAGCGGTCTTCAAGGTTCTCTTCACGAAGAGGGTCGTCGTCGATCTCGCCGAAGGGTTCCTAGAGAAGCTGGAAAACCTCTCGGACGAAGATCGGGAAATGATCTTGAACCTCGTGGAGATCGAATCTTCGACGCCCCGTGTGAGTTGGCCGAAATGAAGGCGAACTACTTTTTGAACTGCGCGCCGTCCGAGAAGAACGTGGCGGCATACGTCCAGGAGATGACCGGGTGACTTTCGGTTCCGAACTGCGATCCAAGCTCCAGGGCACGCCGGTAGAACTTGTGTGCCGACTTCCGGTTCTCGGAAGAGAGTTGCAAGATCGCCTCGCCCCAGAAGTACAAGGCGAGGAGATGGATCGCTCCGGAACGGGACGCAGCCGGTTCTCGGGGAATGGGACGCTTTCGGAGGCGGCGGATCTCTCTTGCAGCAAGCGCAGTTTTTCCGCGCGCCAAATCGACCCACGCACAACCGGTGGCGTCGCTTACGTACGCTTCCCACGGGCGCCGGAGGAGCGGTTCGTCAAGGGCAACGATGTCCTCTCCAACAATGAGCTGCATCGCGGCCTCGATGACCTCTTCGCTGTACGTCCTCGGTTCGTACATCGAGAGGAAATCTCGAACGAGTTCGCGGGTTGCATTCGGGTGCGCGCCGGTGTCGGCAGCGAGAGTGGCCGCTCGGAGAACACGCATCTCTCGGACGGTCCAATTCGTGGATCGCTCGTCCGGCTCGGTGACACTTACCGAGGAATCTCGGCGCGTCCGTTCCGACTCTTCGAAAACATCCCGCATGGCCTCGGTGGACTTCGACGCAAAGGTCGAGCCAACCGCTCGGAGCAGGTTTCGAGATGAGTTCACATTCCTCTTATACACCGTCCACACCCTTCTTGAATAGGGCCGCGTGTGTAAAAGCAGAACACGGCCCATCCTCCCCGTTTAACGGAAAGAATACAACGACTTTCGCGATGGGCGCAACATTTTCATTTACGACGTCGGGCAAAGTCTGTAGAAGGGAAAATTCCTACTCTGGCCGGCTACTTCATCTTCGCTTGAAAAAGGTGGTGGGCAGAACCGAGGCTTTTGATCGGGTTCGAGTTCGCTTGTACGAAACGTACGGGACCCTAGGAGAGGGTTCCAGTCGAGAGGGGTCCTCATGGGTAACGTGACGATGGTGCAGTCGCAGTCTTTGGCGTCCGAATCGATGATCGAGGCTTGCTGGCCCGAGGACATCCCTAGGAATTACAAGGAGATGGAAAAGCAGTACGGCGGCTTCGTCGCTGCGACCTTGCGCAAGTACAACAAGGTCAATCGGAATTTCTCGGAGCTTCTCGCGCACATCTGGATGCGCTTGATCCACGTGGACGTGATCGGCAAATTCATGGCCTCCGTCGCGGAAAAGATGCCGCGCACGATGACGGCCACGGAAGCGTGCCACCTCTTGGGGGTCACCTTCGGACAGTGGCGCACGAAGATGTGGGCGTACCACGTCGGCGATCCCGTCATCCGCAACGGCCGCATGGTGTGCCGCAAACAGGGCGGCTGGATGCCGACGCCGATCAACGCCGAGATCTTCCTCAAGAAGACGAACGGCAAGTCGAACGGCTACTCCTCGAAGAATGCGATCTTCGCCTCCGAGGACATCATGAAGCTCGCCTCCGACGAGCACGAATTGAAGAACGGCGGCGTTCGCGGCCCGTTCGCCAAGCAGGGACCGCTCAACCTCCCGCAGCTCAAGGCGACGAAGGGCCATTTCCAGGCGTACCTGGCACGCACGATCCACTCGAACTTCGCGAACTGGTGCCGCACCGACGAGCGCAAGTACAGCAAAGATCGCCCGATGTTCCTCCGTACGGACGAAGAGGGCGAGGAGAGCAACTGGGAGGCGAATCTCGCCGACCCGCGTAGCTCGGGCCAAGAGACGACGGCCATGGTCAGCGAGGCGTGCAAGCGCCTCTCGACGACGCTCTACTCCGCGATGGAGGGCGTTCCCTCGTGCAAGCCCGTCGAGGAGCACGAGACCGAGATGTTCGAGCTTCTGGAGGACGGCTACACGCTGCCCGAGGTCGTCCGCAAGATGGACATCCCGGAGAAGGCCAAGAAGGCCATTCTCCGCTCCGTCGCCGATCTTCGCTCGCACGCTGCCTGATCGGGTAATCCTCTTGTCCGGCGTCTTCGGACAGGATGGATCCCGTCTCTAAGCTCATCCTTGCCTCGTCGGAAGTGCGGCGCCGTCTTTGGGCGTCGCTTTCGTGGAACGAACGGTTTGCTGAGGTTTTCACGGTTCTTGCCGAGGCGACCCACGAGCCGTTCAGCCGGGCAATGGCCGCGATGTTCTTGCTTGCCGGGGTTCGCGGGATGCCCCCGATCAAGGGCCAGAGCCCCGAAGAGTTCATGGCCGCTTTCAAGGGCGGAAAGCATGGACAGGGTTCGTGGCACTCCCAAGTCAACGCGCTCACGGCCATGCTTCCGCGTGGGTATGCGGGCGTCATTGGGGGTGCCGCCTTCAAGCAGGCGCTTGCCGTTTCCCGCAACAACATCGACACGGCCGAAGACATCCTGTCGATGGTCCTCACGACGTTTCTCGGCGGGGCGGGTCAGAACATCAAGCCGGTTAGCTTCGGCGAGGCGATCAAGCTCGTTCAGACGTCGGCGCACAACACTGGAATCAACCTCGGAAAGAAGCGCCAGCGCGAGGTGATGCCGGGTGCGGGGGAAGAAGATGACGAGCGTTCGGGCGTTCCCGAGGGGATCGCTCCGGGCGTTCACAACCTCGACGAGCTTGCGCACAAGCACGTGAAGCTCCTGCTCGAAGCGATGCATTCGAGCGCCCTCAAGAGCGAGCTGGAACACATCCATCCGAGCGCGGTCCAGTACGTCGAGCTTCTCCTGGAAGGCTACGACAAGTCCGAGATCCTCGGCATGACGCCGCGCGGGCAGGCGCTCCCGGGCGGGTCGAAGTTGAAGCACCCGGTCACGAAGAGCGGACAGCCGCTCACGCCGCAAAACTGGTCCCCGTACGAGAAGAAGATCTTCGACACCATCCGTGGCTTCGCTGCAAAACACCACATTCACGAGCAGCGCGAGCACATGATGGAGCCGGTCTACGCGTACAGCAGGGCCTAACCCGGTGTAACCCGGGTGAATGGCTGATCTCCCGAAGAACATCATCCTGCTCGGCGACTGCGAAGAGGTCCTCAAGACCCTGCCGTCGAACTACTTCGATGCCGTGATTTCCGACCCACCGTACGGACTGGGAACGAAAGAGCCCACGGCGCGAGACATCGAGCTGTACCTCGAAGGAAAGCCGCTCGACACGGGCGGAGACTTCATGGGCAAGCCTTGGGAGATCCCGAGCGTCGGCGTCTGGAAAGAGGTCTTCCGCGTCCTCAAGCCGGGCGGCCATGTTCTGAGCTTCGCGGGCACGCGCACATGGGACATCATGTCGATCGGCATCCGAGCCGCTGGGTTCGAGAACCGAGACACGATCTCCAGCCTGTTTTCGTCCCCCTGTCTCCAGTGGCTTCATGGACAGGGGTTCCCCAAGTCGCTCAACATCTCCGACGCCCTTCGGAAGATGGCCGATCGCGAGAAGGACCCCGAGAAGAAAGAGCGGCTCCTCGTGGCGTCGAAGGAACTCGAAGGCTACGGGACGGCGCTCAAGCCCGCATGGGAGCCCATCCTCTGTTTCCGCAAGCCGATCGAGACGACGAGCCTTTCCCTTCAAGCGGCCGAGACCCGAACGGGCGGGATGAACATCGACGGCACGCGCGTCAAACATTCGAGCCCCGAGGACTTCGCCAAGCACAAGGAGCACGTCGATCGTATCAAGGCCGAGGGAGGCCAGTGGGGTGACTCGTGGAAGAACAGCTCGGATCTCTCGGGCGCCAACGAGGTCACGACGGCCGGCCGCTGGCCCGCGAATGTCGTCCTCACGCATTCGCCCGGTTGCACCAAAGTCGGCACGCAGGAAGTCGCCGCTCCCGTCATCAACCGCTTCACGGACGGGATGAAACCCTTCGGCGACGGCGCCGGACACCCCTACGAACAGAGCGGCGGGGGAACCGAGGCCGTTGCGGTATACGAGTGCGTTGAGGGTTGTCCCGTGAAGACCCTCAACGAACAGAGCGGACGTCTCACCACGAATTCAGGCACCGTCACTCCTGACATGGCGTCGATGGGGTACCACGGAGGGCAGGGCAGCTCTCGGGTCGTGACTGCTTCAACGGGCGGAGCCGATCGCTTCTTCGCGCAGTTCATTCCGGAAGCGCCGTTCTTCTACACGGGGAAGGCCTCGAAGAAGGAGAAGAACGAAGGTTTCGAAAAGGGTCCTGCGAAGGTGTCCAAGAAGAAGGGACAGCGCCTCGTCGTTCTCCGCGAAAAGCTCGACGAGCCCGAAATGGCACTCTTCGTCAAGCACTGGCCGGACGACTTCCCCGATCCGCGTACGACCCCGCTCCCCGAGTCTCTGATCGCAGAGATCACCCCGGAGATCGTTTCCTTGTTCACGGTGGCCAAGCCGAACGACAACGTGCACCCCACGGTCAAGCCGGTCGAACTCATGCGATGGCTGGTTCGGCTCGTCACGCCGGCGGGAGGCATCGTTCTCGACCCCTACTGCGGATCGGGCACGACCTGCATCGGCGCCTTGGAAGAGGACAAGGACTTCGTGGCGATCGAGAAGGATCCCCTCTACTTCAAGATCGGGAGCAAGCGCATCGAGAAGAAGCTCGGCGCCGTCCTCGACAACCGATCGGCCTCCCTCACGGCGAGCGCGATCTACGATCTCCCCGACGACTAGGCGGCGAGGCCGACGAGCACGAGCTTGGCGGGCCGACCGAGCTTCTTGATCTCGTGCTCACGCTTCAAGGCGGCGCTCTTCGAGCGGACTTCTTCTACTCGAACGAGCTTCCAAGGACGTCCGGCCCTCGTGGACTTCGCGCCCCGCTTCCCTTTGCCGTTGTGCTCTTCGCATCGACGAGAGGGTGACGTGGAAACGCCCGTGTAAAGCCTTCCGGTCGTCAGGCTGTAGAGCACGTAGACGTACCAGCGGTGCTTCACGATTACCCGCGACGGTCGTAGGAGAAAGCCGCCGTCTTCAAACCGGCGATCTCTTTGGCCTTCTGCTCCGCCTTGTGGAGATCGGGGAAGTTGAACCCGTGGGGCACCATCAAACCGGAGTCGAGATCCTTGAGCGTGACGTTGTACCCGCCCCGTGTGCTTTCGAAGACGTAGGCCTCCATGCCGTCTTCCTTGTTCGTGAACGTTTTGAGGGGCTTGGGGTGCATCGTACTCACCAGGTGAAGTTGTTCTCGGCTTTGCGGTGACGGAGCGAGGAGATGATGAAGGGCCCTCGGCTGAGGGAGGCGTAGAGACCTCCCGCCCAGCGTTTGCGGTCCCAGTCCGAGAGATCGAGCATGGCACGTTCTCGGCGCGTCTTGATGTTGAACGCGGCGGCCTCGATCATCTCCTGGCGGTAAGGCTCCCAGACGGGCGCGTGGGCCATGACCCAGACGCTGTAATCGACGAAGCCTTCCTCGTAAAAGGGGTCACCTTCCGGGAACTTGGCGAGCGATCCATGGGTGAACTCGTGGGTGAGCTTCTCCAGCGTCTGGCCGGCCTTGCCACCCACGGAGGACGACAGACGAACCTGTCCGGTCCCAGGGTCGAAGCTTGCCGTGGCGCCGGCGGTGTGCTGGCCGTCCGGCATCGGTAGGATCTCGGGCAAGGGATCCATTCCGTACGGGCCGAGAGCGTGACCCACGAAATCGTAGATCTTGGGCGCCCATTGCTCGACGAACTGGTCCCATTCATTGCCGAAAATGTGGCACGTGAAACGGCGAGAAGCCGAATCCTCGTCCCAGTTGATGAAGCCCGAGGGCGGCCCCTGCAAGGTGTCGTCCGAGGCTTTCTTGAGCATTGCCTGGACCTTCGGGTCGATGGGGTCGCGGGAGGGATACATTCCGACAGGAGGCGACGCAAAAGAGCTTTTGCGGTTTGGACTTAGGAGCACCATGGGCGACTCGTTCAGCATTCTCTACCCCACCGGCCTTGTGATGGACGTTGGAGTCCAATCCCCCGTCAATGGCCAGGGAAATTACGGCTCAGTCGTAGTCTCCCAACCCATCCCGGGCCTGGGATTCCAATCGCAGAGCTTCGGGACGTTCGCGCTCGCTCAAGGGCAGCTCAGCGGTCACCAAGGGACCATCGAGGCTCAGATCGTCACCGGCGTGCAGGGAAGTGCGAGAACCATCCTCGTACTCTCGACATCGGATCCGGCAACGACGAACTCGAACATCGCGGTCGCCCTGGACAGCTTGAACCGACCCTACGCGATGGTCTACAGCGCTCTCGGAACGCAGATCGCTCTCTCGCAGGTTCAGGCGCGACCCCAAGATTCTAACGTCCCCATGACGATTCGTCTCGTGTGGAACACGCTCTCGCCCGTTCTTGGGGGTGATTACATCGCGTTGGAGATCAACAACACGCTCTTCCTCACGTGGGCCACGGGGCTCACCGCTGCGTGGACTCCGATTGTCCCCTCCGTCGCCATCGTCGGCGACGCGATCTCGGGACTATCTCTATCGGGATTCAACGGCACCCTCAAGAAAGTACAGGTGTCGAACACGCCGGTGCTCTCCACGCAAGCATCAACGACATCGCTCGTTCTCGGACGCAGCCAGGCGACGATCGTCGGAACGGGCAGCGTGACAGCGACCGCGAAGGCGGTTCACAAGGCCACAGCCGTCCTCGTCGGTCAGGCTACGGTCTCGACTCGGTGACGGTGTAGGAGAAATCTGTAAAAAAACTCTTGACCCGTCAAAAATCCACTTGTGCACTCGTCTAAGGGAGTGTACAGATAGTCGGGCGCCAGACTTGTTCTCTGGCACCTAAAACGAAGCAAACGACATGACTACCAGGCTCTTGCAAACCACCACAACCAAGCGGGCGAAAAGCCTCGCGGCGGTGTGGTGCATGCTGAGCCTCGGTTATGATCACGTCGCCACGCCCGCAGAACCCTCCGAATTTTCGCGCATTCAGCAAAATCCGGAGGGACCCTAGAGGCGGCACTTCGATCGCGCACTGAGCGCACTTGAAGGCCGCCTCCGGGAAACTGGATGCGGCCTTCGGCGTTTCAGGCCCTCAAAAAATCGACCCCCAAGAATCTGACGCTACCGATCTGCCCAATGGTTTGGGCGGATCCACAGGAGACGTGTAACCAATGACCCCCAAGACGACAATGCGAGAGAGCTATCCCAGCTCAGTCCCATATTTTCTGCCGGGGCTGAGCATGAGTGGGCTCACCTGACTGTAAATCAGGCGTCTCTGACCGTGGGGGTGCGAATCCCTCCCCCGGCACCATCAAGAAAGTTCGATTGTTCGAGGAAAGAAGGACCCAATGAAACGTAAGAGCGAGCCCGGGAAAGCCGGGCCAAAAGAAAGCGAGGGACGTTAGCTCAGTTGGTAGCAGCAGCGGACTTTTAATCCGTAGGTCGTGAGTTCGAGCCTCACACGTCCCACTCGGTCGCAAGGCCGAAACGGACTCGTAGCTCAATCAGGCAGAGCAGGCGACTCTTACTCGCAAGGTTGGTGGGTTCAATTCCCCCCGGGTCCACTGGGAAAACAAAACGTTCGATCACATAGCAGTCACACCATTCCGGGTTCGCCTAATTGGTAAGGCAGCGGTTTCTGATGCCGCCCAACGAGGTTCGAATCCTCTACCCGGAACTGATTGGGGTCCCTTCGGGGACTCCCGGTCTTTGAAAATCTGCCAGGACTTGAGACAACTCTTTCACCGGGACGTTCTCTTCGGAGTGCTTCTCGGAAAAGCGTGCGCCATCGTGATCGACCCACGAGTATAGTGTGGGGCTACAGCGGGTGCGAAGAATGCGGGAGATCCCCGCATCACGCAGCAAGAGACTCTCTCCTGTTCGTTCGTGGAAGGGGCGGGGGCTCAAAAGCTCTCAAGCCGTTGGGCCCTCGCCTTTTCGTTTTGCTCGGTAGCCAAGCAGGCAAGGCAGTGAGCTGTTAACTCACCTATCGCTGGTTCGAATCCAGCCCGAGCAGCCGATCCCCAACGGGATCATTTGTGGCCGAAGCTCAAGTGGTAGAGCAGACACGGCGGGCTTCGGGCGCATGCGCTTCGGTGCTCTCTGGGTCCCCACCTGGCCGTGGGCGCTCACACTGGGTGGGACGGTCGAAGTGAACAATCTCCCGGTGGGGATCGGCGGCGTGCAAGCCGAGGCTCTTCACCTTGGAAGCGGGCTTTGGGTCAGGGCGGGCGCCGGAATGGATCCCTTCGCCAGGCCGCACATGAATGCAGCCGCTGGCTGGTCGATCTTCGGTCTGGAGGTCTCGGGGTTCCCGCGCAACTCCGTGGTGACCAACGGCCAAGACCCGCGAGAAGCGGTGTCACTCTTCGCGACGATTCGAATCCCGCTCGGCTACGTCTTCTACGTGTTCGCCAAACACTAACGCGAGCACCAGCGCATCCCTCGTAGATCGAGCTGTCGGTAGGCAGCAACCGCACGCACGGCGGTCTCGTCGATGCAGTCGTAGTTGTTGCCGATGATCGACGGGCTCATGAGAACGTCCTTGCCGATGTGCCCCGAGCCGAGCATGTGCCCGATCTCGTGCATCGCGATCCGTTGAAGCTCGTTCAGAGGGAAACGGTCCCGCACGAAGTAGACTCGATTCCCGGCAAGGCCTCCTCCCGGCCCCTGCGCCCAAGCGTTGCTGAGAAGGTGCTCGGGCTCTCGCGTCAGCGGATTCGTGGTGTCCGTCCGAATGAGGATGTACCCGAAGTCGTCCGCTTGATCGTGCTTCGGCGGAACGTGAAAACTGTAGCTCATCACGCGCAGCACGATCTGCCCGTTGAGCGTCTTGTTCCACTCCGTGATGGCCTCCTGGAGTAGAGCTTTCTCCTCAGCTTCCCACCGCTCATCGATGTACATCGGCATGATGCGTACATCGGGACCCTCTCCCGACCGCGCGATGTAGGTGTAGTCACGCGGAACGGGGACGCAGTTTGCACACAACGTAAGCGCCAGAAAAACAGCGCGCAGCTTCACCTTAATCATCCCCAACGGGATGATTAACGACGGCCCCATCGTCTAACGGTTCAGGATGCCGGCCTTTCAAGCCGAGAATACGGGTTCGATTCCCGTTGGGGTCACCACTTTGCTCCCATCTCACTAACGGTCAGGTGGCTGGATTCTCAATCCAGAGGTGCGGGTTCGATTCCCGCTGGGAGTGCTACTGTCCCCATCGTCTAGCGGCCTAGGACGTGACCCTCTCAAGGTCAAAACACGAGTTCAAGTCTCGTTGGGGACACCACGTGCTATCAACGGCTCGTTGATTATCAACGATCTTGATTGATACCGGTTGATAGAGCTTACGGCATCGCGAAGATTCGCAGAAGCGTGTCGGCGCGATCCATCTTACGGAGGGCGACGGCTTCGATCTGGCGGACACGTTCTCGGGTGAGACCCAAGAGCGCGCCCAACTCTTCGAGCGTCATTCCTCCTTGGTCAGCAACGTCGAGGGTGCACGTCGGTGCGCCTTCGGAAAGAGGGACCAGGTAATACTTGCACGTGATCCACTGGCACGGTCGGACGGCATTCTTTCCGCCCGGCAGGCAGTCACTCCTCACACGAGGACGCTTCGACGAGTCGTAGAGCGGGAGGCGAGTCTTCTCGTTGGACGAACCGTCAGCCATGGATCTAGATACACCAGGGCCACTTAGCTCAGTTGGTAGAGCGGCTGGCTGAAGTCCAGCGCGTCGGGAGTTCGATTCTCTCAGTGGCCACCGAAATTGGTTTGTCTTTAGCTGTGCGCGGCTCGGCCGGGGATGGCCGGTGGGTCTCATACGCCCGCTAAATTCCGTTCGACTCGGAAGCGCGCAACCAGGGTCTTCGGACCCTTTACGTCGGGGTGGAGCAGTCAGGTAGCTTGTCGGGCTCATAACCCGAAGGTCGATGGTTCAAATCCATCCCCCGACCCAAATCTTATTCCGGAGACGCCTCACATGGAAGGGCACCCGCCTTTGAAGCGGTCTTTTTGGGGGTTCGAATCCCTCCTCCGGAACTCGGCTTAGATTCGGGAAAGACCTTATACCGTCCCGAATCTAGATGACGGACAAAATTTGCGTCAAATGCAAGGGAAAACCGCAACCGATCGAAAACTTCAATCGGGGACCTAAAGGGTTCCACTCGTACTGCCGTCTCTGTCAGAAAGAGTACGACCGAGCGCGCTACAAACGACGCCACAAAGAGGAGCTGGCTCGGCAGAAGCAAAAACGATCAGCGTCGTACAGGCAGAAACAAGAGGTACTGCGACACGCAAAACAAGGTCCGTGTTCGGATTGTGGTGGTCACTTTCACTTCGCCGCGATGGACTTCGATCATCGCGACCCGTCAACAAAGATAGACAATGTTGGCAGCCTCGTGGGCTCCGGTTGTCGCCTCGAAACCTTTTTGGCCGAGATCGCAAAATGTGATCTTCTTTGTGCCAACTGTCATCGCATCAGAACGTATGAAGCAACCCATCGGAGTGTAGCTTAGTCTGGCTAAAGCGCGTGCTTCGGGAGCACGAGACCGCCGGTTCGAGTCCGGCCACTCCGACTACTCTTTTCCTACTCTTCACGCGGTGTAACCTGCCGGCATGGCTGATCTCTTGTGCCAGAAGTGCCGGAACTGGAAAGAGCTGGACGACTTCCGTCACCTCATTCAGCCCGATCCCCACGAGCAGCCGGAACACTCCAACGTGTGCCGGCAATGCGAGGACCCGCTCGATCACGATCTCTACGGGTTGCCGAAGGAAGACCTCCTTCAAGAGGTGAAGAAGCTTCGTGCGGCCATTCGGGAGCACCGAGACGCTTCGGGACATGACCTCTGCTGGTACCAGCCGGAGCTTTGGAACTTGCTCCCCGAAAAGACGGAGCCGAAGCCGAAGGTGCCGCCGACGAAGGAGTTCCTCGATGCGTGCGCCCTCTACCGCAAGTCGCTCGACACGCGCTAGTTGACGTAGACGAAGTACGCCCAGGTCGAGCCCTGGTCGTGCTCCCAGACGCGGCTCTTGCCGAACTCACCCCAATCGAGAATGAGCTTCACGCGGCCGTCGTGCTCTTTCTCGATGCGCTCGATGACGACCTTCTCGGGTCGGTCACAGACGACAAGGCGGTCTCCAACTTTCGGCTTGCGAGGGGCAAAGAACATCGGTCACTCCGCCTCTCGGAAAGTTCGGAACAGCCGGTCCCAGCCGAAGAAGAGGATGCCGAAGTTGCGGTTCGTGCGCTTGTGATGCACGAAGTGCAAATCCCGCAGCGGCGAGAAGATCTTCCAGCGTGCCCAGACCGACTTCTTCACGTGGAAGCCTGTGTGGAGCGAATCGTGCAGGATGCCGAGGGCCAACGTTTCGAGCGCGGCGCCGCCGATGACGTAGACGTCAGTGCCCAACGCGTAGAGGACGGCGGCGTAGAGAAAGAAGGCGAGGGTGACCGCCGGCGTGAAGATCAGCGTCGAATCTGCGGTGCCGGATGTGCGATAGACGCCCGAGACGAGATCGTCGGGCGGGTACTGGAAGATGTGGTGGTTCATGTGGGCGCGGTAAAGCGGCCCGGACCATCGCTGGTGGAGCACCCAGTGAACGAACCAGCCGATGAGGCTTCCGTACACGAAGGTGATGGCCGCCGCGACTACTGCGCCCATACCCAAGAAGACTCAGAACAGGTTTAACAATGCGGGCCCGTAGCTCAGTGGCAGAGCACCGTCTTCACACGGCGGGTGTCGGAGGTTCGATTCCTCTCGGGCCTACCAAACATCCCGGGCTGATAGCTCAATGGCAGAGTGCCGGTATTACACGCCGGAAGTTGCCGGTTCAAGTCCGGCTCGGCCCACCCCGTTCGTCACCAAGTTTCCGATGGCCCGTAGCTCAGTGGTAGAGCGCTTCCTTGACACGGAAGAGATCGGAGGTTCGATTCCTCTCGGGCCAACTGCACTTCACTTATTTCAAGAGATACAGGCACGTAGCTCAACCTGGTTAGAGCACCATCCTGATAAGGTGGGGGTTGGAGGTTCAAATCCTCTCGTGCCTACTGATCGCGCCCAGCAACCCGTGAAGCACACAAGCATCCCGCAAGGGATATGCAGGTTCGAATCCTGCTCCCCTCACTTCTACGAGGGGATGGCGGAATTGGAAGACGCACTGGTATAAGGGACCAGCCGAAAGGCAGACTGCTACACACCCTCGGGCGCGATCTATTTTTCCTTTGAACGGACAAGGTAGGTGATGGACTCCCTCGCCAGCCGCGTCGTTCAACGTTACATGACGGCCGCCGACCCCGGCGCCATCCGGATCAAAGAGATTCGGCCGGGAAAGACGGACAAGTCCTACATGGTGACCGTCTACGTTGAAGGCGACTGGGACGAGCCGAAGGGCTACGAAGCCAAGCATGCCTTGGCCAAGGCCATCGCGGCGAAGGTCCTCGCCGACTCGCACTTCAAGTCGAAGATGAACGAGTTCAAGTCGAAGAAGCTGCCGTTTCCCATCCCCAAGAGCCCAAGCGACTTCACCGACTGGGACGTGTGGGCGGGCGAAGCGCAGCTTTCGTACGCCGTCGAAATCGACGACTAATCGCCGAGGGATGCAAGGTCCAGGGCTCCGGAAGGTCCCTGGATTTGGCCGTTCGAGATCGGCCAGTTCTTCTGCAATGCGAGGCGCTCGACCTCTCGTCCTCGGACGAAGGCATCGGCGATGGCCTCGCTCATGCTCTTCGAGAGCCCGGTCGCATCGCGGATCACCTTGGTCATGCGTTCGACCTTGTGCTCTTTGGTCTCTTTCGGGACGTATTTGAACGCGACCCGCTTGGCGAGAGGATCCATCAAGCGGTGTATCTGAATAGGTAGAAATTCCGGGGTGTCGCATAGTGGCAATTGCACGTGCTTTGGGTGCACGTATTACGCGGGTTCGAGTCCCGCCACCCCGACCGGGCTGCTGTTCCGCAGCCCAACACACTTCCCACCTCGACTCTCTTCGGGGAGTCCGCACAGGGCGGTGTATTCACTTAATTCGGCGACGTGCGAAGCCGAGATCGGATCGGAACAATGGCAAACGAGAATCTTGGACCCGCCGAGCGGATCATCAACTCTCTGCTCGCGTACACGGACCACATGGTCCACAACCGCCCGGGCGTGGTCATCCCGGATCGCCGCTTCAACACCGGCGTGCGCTGGCAATTCGTCACGCACAAGGAGGAAGGCGGCCAAAAGGTCGTCTACGCCCTCACGAAGGTGGGCAAGAAGACGACGAGGACCCGCCTTGGTGTGATGCAGCCGGATCGTAGCGTCGTCGAGAACGGCGCGAAGATCGGCGATTACCGCCCGGCCGGATACAACCGCGAGGCGGCTGCCTGGATGTACCGACAGGTCGCCGAGGTGTGGAAGCTCGACAACGAGTTCGCGGCCCGCTGGGCCTCGTACGCGTTCAAGAACGACAAGAACCGCGACCTCAAGGTCATTCTCTGCGCGTTCATGCTCGTTCAGAGCCGCCAAGGTGATCCGGTCAAGGGCGCCGATGGCAAGGTCGAATTCTTCGACGACGACTTCCGTGAGGTCGGTGAGGCGATGATCCTCAGCGACGAGAAGGGTGTCGAGCACTTCGACGCCAAGCTCCTCATCCGGGTGCGCGAGATCCTCTCGCTTCCGGAGATCGCGACCATCAACCGGGAACTCGGCTTCGGGCGCTCGACGCGCAAGGCGCCGCTCGGTCGTTGGGAGAAGGCGGTCACGCGGTGGCTCCAATACCGGGAGCGCAACCCGAAGATGCTCGAAGGTCTCGTCAAGGCGGGCCTTCGGAACAAGGTCGTGTCGCTCGCTCAGCAGGTCGGCTACAAGCCGGACTCGCCGAACTTCTACCGGATCCTCCGGTGGGAGCAAAACCAGGCGAAGGACGGTCACCGCCAGCTCGCGATCGGCGAGGCAGTCGCTGCCGGGGAAACCTGGGAGGGCCTCACCGAGGAGCAGGTCTGCCAGCGCATCATGAAGGACAAGCCGAAGTGGAACCGTCTCGCGGTCATGCTCCCCAAGAGCACCGGGTTGACGAGGGCCATCATGGCAGCGGCGATCGAGGCGGGTTCCGTCTCGAACAAGGAACTCATCATCCTTTCGCCGACGCTCGAAGAGCTTGGCCTTCTCCAAGTTCAGAACATCCGAGAGCGTTGGGAGCGTGCGCAGCGTGAGGCGGAAGACACTCGCGCGGCCAACGTCGCTCAACGCATGAAGTCGAAGGAGGCGCAAGAGAAGCTCCAAGAGGCAGCCGACGTCGCGGTCCAAAAGGCCGTGGCCGAGGTCGTCAAGGGGATGCTCGTCTACGTCTGCATCGACATCTCGGGATCGATGACGAACTCGATTCCGACCGCGAAGCAGTACATCGCGCAGTTCCTCCAGGGTTTCCCCCCGGAGCAGCTCGTCGTGTGCGTCTTCAACACGGTCGGACGCATCGTCACCATCAAGAGCCCGTCGAAGGCGGGCGTGGAGAATGCGTTCGCCGGCATTCAGGCGGGTGGTGGCACCGATCACGGATCGGCCATTCGCACGATTGCCAAGCACCGCATGCCCACGGCGGACGAGGATGTCGTGATGATCTTCATCGGTGACGGTGGAGAGATCAAGACGTTCGACTCCTCTCTGGCGGTCGATCACATCAAGCCGATGGCCTTCGGGTTCCTCCAGCTTCCTGGAGACAACTCGGGGTGCATCACCAACACGGCGGCTCGGCTGGGTATCCCGTGCTTCAACATCGACGAGGGAATCTTCGCGGACCCGTATGCGATTCCGCGTACGCTCCGTGCCCTCATCGCTGCAACCCCGGTGGGCCAAGCTCCCCGGACGCAGGCAGCTCCGCGCGTGTCTCTCGTGGACACGATTCAAAAGACGGCGCTACTCAAGAAGCCGGCATGGGCAACCGTGGTCGCAACAGCGTAAGGAGCAAATCAGATGGGATGGAGGGACCTACTTCAAACAGGCGACGAGACCCTCGTCTCGCCGTGGGTTGGAGGCAGGTCCCTTCGTTCCGGTCCTCGCACCTGGACGATCGACGGCCGACTCCCTCGGGAGATGGGCTGGTACTCGTTCAAGCTCAACGGACGCCGGGCCACACTAAATGGTTCGGCCGATCCGGCGAGCGAGGGTTTCAGAGACGTGGTGCGGGGTTACCTGGTCGGCGACCGGCTCGTTCCGGACGGCGCTCGGGTCAACCCCGATCCCACCAAGATCGCAGAGGCGACGGAGACCGTTCTCCTCGTTGACCGTGGGCTCGATCGATTCGTGCGGATTGCGGCGGGACGCCTCTTTGATGAGGGCCCGCTCATCTTCATGAACCAGGAGATGCCCGTTGGCCCCGAGGATGCGGTCAGCAACGCCTACCTTCGCCGGCTTCCTTCAGTGAGTGACATCGCCGGAGTGACCCCGGCCCTCGAAGCCGCCTTCCGCATGGAAGTGTGGCAGCGAGAAGAAGCCGAACGTCGGCGCCTCGAATTGGAGCGCCAGCGTCGGGAAGAAGAGGAACGCAGGCAGCGTGAGGAACGGCGCGAGCAGATGGCGCGCCAGCTCGGAACCGGTACCGGACGGCGGGAGATGGCCCTCGTGGACTTCGCCGAAGCCGCTCGTGCTGCGCTCCGGGTTGGAGGTGCCGAGTATCTCGACCACCGGGCATCGTACCGGCCGGGCGAGATGGTCGTCACCTTCCGGATGCTCAACCGAGCCTTCATGTGCACGTGCGACGAGAAGACGCTTCGCATCATCGATGCTGGCGTTTGCCTCGGGCACGGGGACGAGAGAGGGGACACGCGGTTCACTCTCGAATCCTTGCCGGCGGTGATCAACGAAGCTCACCGCACGCATCGATTGGTCGTTCTTCGTCACGTCGGCGATCAGGACGAACCTGATTGGAGGAACGATGACGATTGAAGCTGGAGTTGTTGTGGGGCGCGACGGCGAGGAGGCTGTCTACTGGCATCTTCCTCCCAACAGGAACGTCGTCGCGCTCCCCGACAGCCGAGATCTTTGGGACGTCTTCTGGGAGAACAGGGATCGCATCTCTGGGTTCGCGCACAGCCATCCCGGGCTCGGCGTTCCCGGCCCCTCCTGGGAAGACCTCACGACATTCGCCGCCGTCGAAGGCGGTCTGGGTCGTCGCCTCAAGTGGTGGATCACGAGCATGAATGCCGTCTCGGTCCTCACGTGGAAGGGCCCGGGCAAGTACGACTACGAGCTGACCGTGCTCGACAAGGAACCGTCATGGATTCCGGAGCTACGGCGTCTCTCGCAGAACGAATCAACACCAAACGAGGAGCAGATACGATGACGATTCAGGAAAACGAGGCCCAGGTGAACATCACCTGGAACGGAACGAACTTCGAGCTTCCGGACCCGGTTCTCTTCGAGGCCGCAGACGGAGACCTCAAGCAGTGGGCGGCGGAAGCGATTCGCACGGGCTCGATCCCGGGCTTCGCGGCCGATCCGGCCGTGGACCTCCGGAATCACATCGTGGACCGCTTCCCGGCGCCGGCTCAGGCCGCGCCCGGCCAGCGTACCCACAACCTCATCCAGATTCGCCCGAAGACGGCATTCGGATGAAGACCGTGGTCATCGTCGGAGTCGGGGCGCTGGGTTCACACCTCGTGCCCTTGCTCCGGAACGTGGACGCCTCCGTCAAGGTGATCGACTTCGATCGCGTCGAGGCGAAGAACGTCCTCAGCCAGTTTCACGGCAAGCCGAATGTCGGGAAGCCCAAGGTGCTCTCTCTTCAGAGCACGATGAACTTCCTCTTCGGCAAGAAGATCGAGACCGTTCCCCACAAGCTCGTGGAGAACAACGCCACCGAGCTTCTCGGCAAGGCTGATCTCGTCATCGACTGCCTCGACAACGGGGCAGCTCGCAGGATCGTCCAGGGCTTCGTTCGCAAGAACAACACCCCCTGTTTGCATGGGGCTGTCGATGCGAACGGCAGCTTCGGACGCATCGTTTGGGACGAGACGTTCGCAATCGACGACGAAGACAAGGCCGGTGCGCCCACCTGCGAAAACGGCGAGCACCTCACGTTCTTGTCGATCGTCGCTTCCTACCTGGCGCACGCGGCCAGGGAATTTCTCGTGAAGAATCGCAAGCTCGGGTATCAGGTGAGCCCGGGTGGGACTATTCTAACGTGACCGCGCTTTTTTCTTAGCACCACGACCGGCGTCGGTGTAAACCAACGCCGGAAGTAACTCTGAGGGATATTGGCCGATGGCAGGCCGCGTGACGGTAACTCACGTGCATACGCACAATCAGGATTGCACTCTCGGACCTCGCAAGGGGCCCAGCTCCTCGTAGTCCTTACAAGCTTTCTAGGTTCGAATCCTAGGTCCCTCACTACTTCGCGCCCAGCAAAACCCGAAAGACCTTACAAGCAAAGTATGCAGGTTCGAATCCTGCTGAGCCCACCAACGGAGGGTCAAACCTCCGGGGCCCATCGTCTAACGGATAGGACACTCGTTATTCAAACGAGCAATCGCAAACAGGTTTCTCAACTCGGGCGCGAAGGAATTTTTTTCTGTCAGACCCATCTCGGGTCGTCGTCTCTGGAAACATCAATGCCGATCAAGGGCCGTGGGGCCCACCTCTTTGTTAAAGAGCAACAAATCCTGCATTCACCCCTCGGACCTCGAAAGTGGTCCAGCCCCAACGAGTGCATACAAGCTTGCCAGGTTCGACTCCTGGGATCGGCGCTGAGGCACCCAGCCTCCCGTAGTGCTCACACGCGAATAGCTCACTCTGGTAGAGCATCTGTTTCGAACACAGAAGGTCACGGGTTCAAATCCCGTTTCGTAACCAACCAGCATTACAATCTCGGGTGTCTCTAATTTTTGCGGGTCAGGGCCGTGGGGCCCACTTTCCTCTCCAAGGAACAAACCAGCATGCGCCCTCGGGCCTCGAAAGGGGCTCAGCTCTCAAGCGTGCTCACAAGCTCGTCAGGTTCGACTCCTGAGACCCGCTCTAACCCGTCATCGAGGCCGGCTGTCCCGCAAGGGCCTACCGACCTCGAGGCGCGTAAATTATGGGGATGTTACAGAGGGATGGACCCTCGCCTGCCCACGAAGCAGGAGCGAAAGCTCAACCCAGGATCAAACCTCGGATCTCTTCACCGGGATCCAGCCCCCTCTCGGTCCTTACAAGCCCTCGGTTCGAATCCGAGACATCCCCCCATCTTCTTCCCTCGCAGCTAGCCACCGCGAGGTGATCGTTTCGCACCGTTATGGTGGGCGTAGCCTAGTGGTAAAGGCGGCGGGTTGTGGCCCCGCAGACGCGAGTTCAATTCTCGTCGCTCACCCCAATTTTTCTCCGGTGTAGGCGCCGCGCATGCCGGAGAATTGCCCGAAATGCGGATTCTATCTTGGCGTCGAGCCAAACGTGGAGCTGGAGTGCGACACGCTCTATCAGCTCGTCACCAACGTGATCCGTCACGTCCGCATGACCGGCAGCAAGATCGTCTCCTCGGATGATCCGATGCGTCTTCGCATCGGTTTCGAGACCCTTCTTCTGACCGGTCCTCACGCCGCTCGGTGGTCGATCGGTATCGCTAAAGTGCGGGAGGTCAACTTGGCAGCGGCCGAAAGTGCGCAGCTCGCAGCTTACATCCCCTTGCTTGCGACGGCCCAAGGAAGGCAACAGATCGCCGACCTTTGGAGTCTCGGTCAAGAGCCCTTTCTTGTTCGTGAATGAGCCCTCGTGGCGCAATGGATAGCGCGAGTCTTTCCTAAAGACGAGGTTGCAGGTTCAAGTCCTGCCGGGGGCACCAGTGTAGACCGGGATCATGCCTGGCCTCACCGCAGAAGATCGTGACTGGCTCTGCTCGCTTGACGTGGAGCTTCATCCCCCGAGAGACACTCGCTCGGCCGGCCGCAAGCTTGCGGACAAGTTTCGAGGGTCCGAGCCGAAGTTCGCCAAGCCGCGAGCCAAGCTCACTCGGCAAGAGGTTCTACGGATCTTCCAGCTCGTCGAAGAGGCGGACCTCTTCACGATGCTCTACTCGTCCGGGACGATCTGCGGGGTCGGGATCATCATCTTCGAGCACGAGCAGTTCCCCGGCACGGGCCCGGAGGAGCTTCTTCACTTCTCGGAAGAACACCTTCCGGAATCGGGCGTGCCGAGCGTCTACGATCGGTTGAAGGGCAAGAAGCCGCCGAAGAAGAAAGCACGCGCTCCGGGAGACTGCGATCCCGACGCCTGGGAGCTGTTCACCAAGTTCACGCACACCGAGAAGAACCGTCGCTGGATCGACCAGTACGGTCTCGAAATGCACTTCGACAAACAACACTACGACTACTGAAAGGAGGTTACCGCTATGGATGCACCAGATGATTGCGACGATCGTACGGCCTCATGGTCCAGTGGTTAAGGACACCCGCCTGTCACGCGGGAGGCACGGGTTCAATTCCCGTTGGGGCCGCCAGTGTACAGTGTAGACACGTTGAATGCCGCACCGCGATGTAATCAAAAAGCGGGCCACTTGGCGCCGCTGGTACCAGCGGAATAAGCAGACCCACATCAGACGGGTTCGAGCTTGCGACGCAAGAGTGGAGAAGTCGGTGCGTGAGTTTCTCCTGTCTGAAAGGAAGAAGGGTTGCTCACGATGCGCAATGAAGCATCCAGCGACCATCGACTTTCACCATGTCTCAGGGACCAAAGAATCCTCCCTTGGGCAGGTGGTCTACGCGAAGTGGTCTCTCAAGAGAGTTCAGGCGGAAGTCCAGAAGTGTGTGCGCCTTTGCGCTAACTGTCACCGCATCCACCACTGGGAAGAGCGGCAGAGGCTGAAAAAGTAAAGTTTGGGGTTGTTGAGGAATTGGTTCCCTCGCTTCCTTGTCAAGGAAGAGCATGCGGGTTCGAGCCCCGTCAGCCCCGCCAGGGAAAGAGCAGTGCGCCGCTTAACGGTGGCGTTCGCCGGAGTAGAAGCGCTTCACGGCAGCTCGGACCCTGACCAATACGGACGTGATCTAGCGGCAAAGATGCTGGTTTCCAACTCCAGTCACACAGGTTCGAGTCCTGTCGTCCGTGCCACTTTTCTGCGGTCGCATGATCCATGGAGGCGACAGGGATTCCAAATCCCCGTGTGGTGGGTTCAATTCCCTCAGGCCGCGCCACCTTATCGTTTGGGGATGTAGCTCAGTTGGGAGAGCGCCGCGTTCGCAATGCGGAGGCCGAGAGTTCGATCCTCTCCATCTCCACCCAAGTTCTCTTTTATGCGGTGTATCTATTGGGGGTCCGACCGTGGACCAAGAGGTACCTCACAACCTACTGCGAATCGTCAGTGCGGTGGTGATCCTCGTCCTCAGCTTGCTTCCACACTGCTAGCTTGACGACGTGTCCGGCAACGGTCACGATCATCGTCTAGTACAACCCACGGGGGAACGGCGCGGACCTCGATTGTCCGCGTCCGCCCGTCAATCATCGATGAAGAAGATTCACGCGCCTCCCTAGCGACTCCTTGTTCAACAACAAGGAGGTGGCATCATGTGCAAGTGGTGTCTGATCGCTTCCGCCATTCTCGGCCGGCCCTACATGTGCCGTCCGTGCTGGCGAAAAGCGTATCGCAACAAGAGGTAGCGAAAAGACGTCCTGGCTGCTACGGTGGCCAGGAACTAAACTCCCCCGGGGTCGCCCGCGAGAGCGGTAACCACGCCGGGGCATTTGGGGCTGTAGCTCATCTGGGAGAGCGCATCGATGGCATCGATGAGGTAACCGGTTCGATCCCGGTCAGCTCCACAAAAGTTCTTGTGGACTCTGTAGGCATGTCTCACGAGGAGATGGTCACCCGTGTGGCCAAACGGGCCGCCGTAAAGTCACCCAAACAGGTGGCCGACGAGCTTTTTCGCCTCACCGAGGAGACCTTCACGATGGGCAACACGGCCGCGTCGATGGTCCTGGACAAGCCCGCACAGATCGAGATGTCCCGGCTCGTGCTCCAAGCGCACCGTGTGTTGTGGGAAGTGCAGCGAAGCTTCCGAGAGCACCTCAAGAACGGCCAGGTTGGCGAGTACGATCGTCGAATGGCAGCGCAAGATCCCGATCCGACGAAGCCGCTCGAAAGCAACGCCGTCGCGTACTTCACCGTTGGTGGGGACGAGGACGAGGGGGACCCCGAATCGATCTCCCTCTCGAAGGGACACGTTCCCGTACAGGAAGTGATCAAGTACCTCCACAAGCGGGAGCCCAGCGCGAAGGCCCAACCCGGACAGCATCCGGGCGAGATTCAGGTCCACGCCATCGATTGGCAAAAGAAGCCGTACTCGTACGTCACCAAGGTCAAGGTCAAGTCGCGGAAGTAACTTTTGGCGGATCGTCTAATGGCAGGACGTCAGATTCTGGCTCTGACTATCTAGGTTCGAGTCCTAGTCCGCCAGCCAACTTTTCTTTCGGTGTACGCGCCCTGTCATGAACAAGGCGAGTGCAGCGAAGGTCGCAAACGTTCTCTTCTGGCATGCCGTGGACATCCTGTTCTACGGCGTCGCGCTCAAGCTTCTCTGGGAGTGGTTCGGTCAGCCGACCTTTCACACGGCGCCGGTTCAATGGATCACGTCATTTGGCCTCGTGATCATCGTCCGTCTGCTCTTCCCGCCGAAGGAAGAGGAGAAAGCCATCACACTTCAAAACCTCGTCATCGAGGCTCTCGTTCCGGCCCTCCTCACCGAGGCCGGTCACTTGATTCACAAGCTTCTCTGAAAGTCTGGGGATGTGGCGCAATGGGAGCGCAACGCCTTTGCAAGGCGAAGGTTGTCGGTTCGAGTCCGACCATCTCCACCATGCTGGTTTAGCCCTCGTGGGAAGGCACTTTCTTGGTAAGAAAGACTGAGGCGGGTTCGACTCCCGCAACCAGCTCCAATTCTACAAGCATCGCTTACCCATAGCGATAGTTCTCCTATCGACTTCCTTTGGCATGGCAGAGACCAAGCGAAAAGGGGACATTGCGGAAGCCATGATCATGGCTGAAGCTCTGCGTCGCGGATACAAGGTCGCGATGCCGGTGGGTGAAGACTGGCGCTACGATCTCATCGTTCTCCGAAACGACCGACTCGAACGCGTTCAGTGTAAGTACACCGAGTCGGACGGCAAAGTCGTGCTCGTGCGTTGCGCCTCGTCAAACAACTGGGGCATCATCAAGTACACGAGTAAGGATGTGGATTGGTTGGCCGTCTATGATGCGATTTCTTCCAAGTTCTACTTTCTGCCGTCGCACATGTTAGGGGACGGGCGGCGGATGATCAGTCTTCGGCTCGTTCCTGCCGACAACGGGCAAACAAAGAACGTGTTGTGGGCAAAAGATTTTGAGACGTGGTAGTTTTTCGCCGTCGTAGCTCAATGGCAGAGCAGTTCTTTTGTAAAGAACTGGTTGGGGGTTCAAGTCCCTTCGACGGCTCCAAAGTTTTGCGGGTGTGGCCGACAGGCAAGGCAACTGCCTTCCAAGCAGTATCATGGGAGTTCGAATCTCCTCGCCCGCTCAATGGATTCGATGCCACAGGAGGCGCAAGGGATCCCAAGTCGTATGGGATGTTACGAACCCCTTGAAGTGCGAGGTTCGATCCCTCGCCGAGTCCAGGTTTGTTTGCGGACGTGGGTCAATGGTTGATCACCTGGTTGCCAGCCAGGGTCATGCGGGTTCGATTCCCGTCGTCCGCTCAGAGAGGTAGCGTGAAATGGGCTGGACGGTTGTTGCCGTGAAGATCCCATGCCAGGTTGGTGGTTCCGCCTGCACGTGAACCGGAGCATGCCCGGAAAACCACACCAATTTTTGCAGGTGTAATTCAGCGGTAGAATGCTTCGTTGCCAACGAAGATGTCGAGGGTTCGAGTCCCTCCACCTGCTCCGATGATGCGTCAGTGGCCCGGAGCAACCCACATGCAAAAGGGGTAGGGTCGAGGGAGATTGTGGGCCCTCAGACCTCGGCGCGTCATCTTCTTGCGGATGAAGCCGACGTGGTGAGGCATCTGCTTCCCAAGCAGACTTAGGCGGGTTCGACTCCCGTCATCCGCTCTGTCACAAAAACCCTGGCGGGGTGTCCGAATGGTAAGGAGCCGGATTGCAATTCCGCGTGTGGGACGCAAGTCCTTGCAGGTTCAAGTCCTGTCCTCGCCTCCATTTCAGGTTCGCGCTTGATCGAGCGTCCGTCCGCGCATGAACGGAGGACTCACGTGAAAGCAAAGCCGTGTCACTGCGGTGCGAACTGCGACTTTTCAGGAAGAAACGACGAGCCGTGCTGGGGCATCGTCAGCTCGGCAGACGAGCGTGTCAGTGAAGACGGCGATCAAACGTACGTCCATTGTTGCTCGGGTCACGATGCGTTCGGCAACTACACGCCGAGGCCGTTGACGATGAGCTGTTCCGAGTTCGCTTACGAAGCCCATTTTTAGGAGCGACCATGGCGACGAAGAATCTCGCGCGTACGGTGATCGAAGGCGGCCGAACCGGTTACTACAAATCGAGCGTCGAGACTCTCACCAGCGAAGAGCGCGCCGCCACCAAAGAATTTCTTCGGACCGTTCGAAACGATCCGGAGCGCGCCGATGAAATCGTGAATCCGGTGCGCAAGCCCGTGAGCGTCAGCTTCGCCGACAAGCTCCGGCCGATGTATCGCTTCATGGATAGCAAGCTCGGGCAGAACTGGTCCAAAGTTCGCTCGGAGCTGTTCCGCAGGTTCGATACTCGCACGACGCCCGGAAGGCACGTGCTTTTCGACCACCTCCTTCGCGATGTCACCGAAGGCCCGCTCCCCGAGAAGGGAACGACGAGGCTGTTTCGCTTCTTCACGTACTACCTCGATCGCCAAGGACGTCTCTGCAAAAACCCGGAGTCACGTCGTCACCGATACCGTTCGGCCGAGGCGCCGTGCGACTATCAAGAACTCGTCGAGTTCCTCGGCAACCGCAAGGTCGGCCAAATGGGCGAACGCCTCGTTTGGTTTTTGCCGACGAGAGACGCAGACAACATTCGCGCCGTGTGGGATCGACGTGAGTATCTCGTCTACGCGGTGCACGATGCGAAGGGCAACCCGATTCGTGACTTGATCGTGTACCCCGGGGGCACGCGCTACTACACGTCGCCGAAGGACCAACTTCGCCCAACGATGGTGCCTTACCGCCAAGGTCGTTTGCTCGACGAGGCAGACGAGAAGTACGTCCGAGGGCTTCCTCAACGCATCCAAGATGTCGTCTTCTCGAAAGCGCCGTCGAACGTGGGTGCGGACGGCAAGAAGATCGCTCCAAAACGCAAAGGGTTCCCTTACTACTGACTTAGGTCATTCTCCCCGGCGTTCCACGTGGATGTCGGGAGTTCATCTGCCCCTGTAGCCTAGCGGACGAGGCGCGGGCCTTCTAAGCCTGACAACGCGGGTTCGAATCCTGCCAGGGGTGCTCAGTCTTCTTCGTTCAGACGTTCGAGGTACTCTTCCTCTTCGTCGCACCACGTGGTGAGAGCTTTCTTCGTCTCCTTCGAAACCTTCGTCGTTCGCAGGCCGGCCCTGATCACCTTGATGACCTCTTCGAGCTTGTCCTCGGGGACGTTCAGAACTTCGGTTGCCATGCCGTGAATGTACACCATGTCCTCGTAGCCCAATGGATAAGGCACCACCCTCCGAAGGTGGCGATTGCTGGTTCGAGTCCAGCCGGGGACACCAGATTCGTGAGGCGGTTCAAGTCCGTTCCACGAGCTGTAAAGGCTTTGGTCGGCTCCCCTGACAAGGAGCCCGCGAGTGGGCCTTCTCGCGAGGTAGTCTCAAATACCCTGAGCCATGCCACAATGCGCCCGTAGCTCAATTGGATAGAGCACCGGTCTACGGAACCGGTTGTTGAAAGTTCGAGTCTTTCCGGGCGCACCAGGGCGGCAGTCGCCGTCATCCCGCGTTCTTTAAGGACGGACGAGGGTTGGACTCCACACGCAAAGCGAGCGTGTGACGCGTTCGTACGCAGAGACCAGGTATCAGGAATCACCTCGCTGAGTGAACGCCTGGACCAAAGACCGCGCTCGGTCGGGGACTGATCCCCTCGTTCGAGCGATGTGTGCCCGTAGCTCAATGGATAGAGCACTTGGCTACGAACCAAGAAGTTGCAGGTTCGACTCCTGCCGGGCACTCTGATTACGAAACACCTTATGGCTTTCGTAGGCATGGCTGAGAAAGTCTGTCCAAAGTGCACACAACCCAAAGACCTCAACGAGTTCCCCAAGAACAAATCCAAGGCGGATGGTCGTGGTGTTTACTGCAAGGAGTGCCACCGGCGATACACAGGACGGCACTACGCTCAAAACAAGGCGTACTACATCGACAAGGCCCTGCGGCGGAACAAGACCCACGCTGCGGCTCTTCGAACGTTAATTGCCACAGCCAAGGACAAGCCCTGTGTGGATTGCGGCCGAAAGTTCCCGCCATGTGCGATGGACTTCGATCACGTCCGAGGTAAGAAGGTCCGTAGTATTTCCCAAATGCGGTGGATGAGGGAAACGATCGAGAGAGTACGAGTCGAAATCTCGAAGTGCGAGGTTCGGTGCGCAGTTTGTCATCGACTCCGAACGCATGGGATTCAGATCACGCCTTCCTAAAATGTCCCTTTTGACTTTCGGGTCAGAAGGGACATTTTAGGCAGGTCATTTGCCTTCGTAGCTCAATGGATAGAGCGTCCGCCTTCGAAGCGGAATGTTGGGGGTTCAAGTCCCTCCGGAGGCGCTCAGAACGGATTGGAATGTGCCCAGTGGACGTTCCAGTCGGCTTCGTACGCTTGCGCGAGAGCCGTGTTGTGCTCGATGAGGCAGTTCTCGGCGTTCGCGTTCTCTGCGGCTGTCGTGAAGTTGTAGGAACCGTTCTCCACCGCGACGCCATCGACGACGATGTACTTGTTGTGCATGATCGTGTGCTTCGCATCGAGACGGAGCGCGACGCCGGCGGCGTTGAGAGCGGGCGCCTTCGTTCCTGGTTCCGAGCGATCGGTCCTATCGAGGACGAGCTGAACATCGACGCCCGCATTCTTTCGCTCGATGAGGGCATCGGCGATTGGCTGCGACGTGAACCCGTACGCAGCGAGTCGGACGGTCTTCTTCGCGCTCTTGATGTGGGCGATGATCGCGTCTTGGCAACCGCCCTTCGGCGAGAAGTGGACGCTCCACGTGGGAGCGTGAGTCGCCGCGAGAGCAGCCGCCTCTTGGGTGCCGGCATCGACGGCGGCATCGCTGACCGGGGGCACGGACTTCCCGCAGGACAGCAGGAAGAGGGTGAGGAACAAAATCTTGAGAGCGTTCATGTGAGGGCTCATCTTATCAAACGATTTCTGCCTGGGTAGCTCAATCGGCAAGAGCAAGCGTTTCATACGCGCGAGGTTGGGGGTTCAATTCCCTCTCCAGGCACTGGGGTGTCGTCTAAATGGCAGGACAGCGGATTTTGGTTCCGCTTATCGGAGTTCGAGTCTCTGCACCCCAACCAGGTCGATTTTCTGCAACAACGGGCAGGCTCGCGCACATAACGGAGTATGCACGAAAGACTCAGCGAATCGGCTGTCAAAGCGCTTCTTCAACACGAGCCCAAAATCTCGGCGATCATCGCTGAAATCCTTCGGGCTTTGGACGAAAGCTCACACGAGTGCGAGTGCTGCCACCTCACGGTCAAGCACAACCACCGGGAGTGCCAGCTTGGTGAGAATCTTCGAGGGATCCGTCGCAAGCTGGCGCGATGGGCGAAGGAAGCACACGAACAACAAACATGCTCACGTGGCGGAATGGCAGACGCGGTAGATTCAGGTTCTACTGTCCTTTGAGACGTGGGGGTTCAAGTCCCTCCGTGAGCACCAGGGTCGCCTCGTCCCTGAGCCAGCCCTCCTCTCAGAGGAGTCAACCTGGCTATTTGTCCGAAGAGCGTGGTGCTCCCCTGAAGCGAAAGCTCAGGGGGTCAGGTTCGAATCCTGATGAGGGCGGATATTTACGAGGCAGCTAAGCCGCTGTGGTGGAAGTTTGGTAGGCACGCTGGTTTGAGAGACCAGTGCCCAGAGATGGGCGTGCAGGTTCGAATCCTGTCGGCGGCACGAAGGGAGATCAGCGATGTTCAAGTTCAGGATATGCGGCGACCCGCGTCTATGGGCCGTCGCCTAAGCCGGACGGTATGCCGGCGCACGTCTTATCAACGTGTGGCCTAGGGGTTCAACTCCTCGGCGGCCTACTCGGTGTAATAGAGAACAGGAGCGGACGATGAAGGTCTCAGGGTACGCGTTGCGTGAAGCGATCAAGCAGCAAGAACTCCGAAAGGAGACGGCTGCCGGGGCATTCAACGGGTCTCTCAAGGCCTTCCCCAACGAGGAGAAGGAAGCCCCGGCGAACGTCATGGCGGTCTTCAACGACGCCGAGAACGCTCTCGTGAAGCTTCAAGTGGCGCAGATGCGCTACAACCTCATGGTGACCGTCGATGTCGGCGGCGCCTCGATGACCCTCGCCGAAGCCATCAAGAGGCTCGGCCCGGTCGGCCGCATCGAGAAGATGTGGAAGAGCGCGATTGCCGATCCCCAGCGCGCGTACGGATACGAAGAGCCGACGCTCGACGCGTCAAAGGTCTATCAGCAGCGAACCATCCCGTCGAAAGACGCGATGAAGTTCACATCGGACGCCGGCAAGCAAGCCAGCGCACTCCGGGCCGCCATCGCCGTGGCGAATGGCAAGGAGGTCGAGATCGAAGACTTGGATCCGTCGCTTTTCAAGTGACGGATTTGGGGCGAGGTCTTCGGACCTCGCGTCGGGAAGACATAACCGATGCCAGCGAAAGTTGGTACGTCATACTCGATCATTTCCCTTTCGGAGCGGCCAACTCAACCCTCATCTTGTCCCCGGGGTCTCTCGGGCAATTTGGTGGATGCGGCCAGTGAAGAGGATGTCGTAGTTTCTTGCTCCTGTACCTTCCCGACTTTGCACACGTGGCGAAATGGCAGACGCAGTGGATTTAGGTTCCGCCGTCCCTGAGACGTGGGGGTTCGAGTCCCTCCGTGTGCACCAAAAAGATCGTTCTCTCGCGCCTGTTCGTTCTGTCAGGTGTGCGGTGTAGGGCGACGACAAATGGCTAACGAATACGCAGGTCCGGGCGAAGTTTTCGTATGTGCGTGCTGCGGCAGGCGCTCGAAGGATCGCTATGGCGAAATGAAGATCCACTCGGGGTGGGACACGAGCTGCATGACGCATGCAGTCAAATACCGCGAGGACGATCTCGTCATCGACACGCGTACGGGCGTAGTGAAGGCAGTACGAGATGGCGCCCAACCGGTGACGGAGGTGCTCAATTGAAGAAGCTCGTCGTCCACTGCAAGCGTGAGCCCTACGACGTGCTCATCGATCGGACGACGATCTACGGCAACCCGTTCTCCCACAAGGAAGGGACGCGGGCGAAGTTCTTGGTGGAGACCCGCGAGGAGGCGATCGTTCGCTTCGAGGCTTGGCTTCTGAGTCAGCCCTCGCTCCTTTCGCTCGTCAAGAGAGAGCTGAAAGGGAAGGTTCTTGGGTGTTGGTGCGATCCCAAGCCGTGCCATGGGCACGTCCTGGCTCGCATCGCGAATGAGTAACGCACAGGTGGCGGAATGGCAGACGCACTAGCTTGAGGTGCTAGCGGCTAACAACCGTGAGGGTTCGAGTCCCTCCCTGTGCACAAACGCTTCGGTGTATCTTAACAGCTAGAACGCGAAAGTAGCTAACAACAGGGGGCTGACCAAGTTTCGACGGAGAGCAAGAAGGATAGTTTGCGGGAAACGGCGCTCGACCCGTTCAATCGAGCATCGCATCAGTCGCCAACGACAATGCATATGCAATCACGGCCAAGGCCGCATGATTGCCGATTCTTAGCTGGGTCGTCCTAGCGGCAAAAGAATCGCCAACCAACCAGGGCTGGTCGAAGAGCCGGGCTACCGGGCACGAGACGAGAGGAACAGGATAGCTAGGACGCAGCCGAATCTGCGCACCCAGTCGCCGGGGATACGGCGTCCAGCCCGTGGATGAAGACGTTCGGACGGCTTTTCGGACCCGGGGGCAGTACCCGGCAGCTCCACCCCAAAATGAGATGAACATGACGAAGCTCAAAGACATCGACATCTACAAGATCGGCAACACGATCCAGATGGTCGGCGCCGTGTACGCAGGCGAGGGGCGCACCCTCGTGTGCTTCTTCCCCGAGGACCGCCCGAGCGACGGCGCGCTTCCCTCCGATGTCGAGACGCTCGACATGGATCAGGACGACTGGGCGCGGTTTCTTCGCCAGACCGATCTCATGGAGGTCGAGATTCTCGCCAAGGCATCGGACGGAACGCTCGCGAAAGCGATCATCCGAAAGAGCGCACGGCAGATCGAGCAGGGGGTCTCCTGGAACGTTTTCCGGCGTGATGGATACCGCTGTCGGTACTGCGGCAACGACAAGGTGCCGCTCACGGTCGATCATCTCGTTCGCTGGGAGGACCACGGTCCGAGCATCGAGGAGAACCTCGTCGCCGCTTGCCGCAAGTGCAACAAGGTTCGTGGCGACACGGACTACGCCGACTGGCTCAAACACCCCCACTACTTGAGGGTGTCGGCCGGTATCGACGAAGCAACGAAGCGAGCCAATGAAGCCCTTGTTGGAACGCTCGATAGGATTCCGCGCGTCAAGAATCTCAAGTCGCGCTGATAGTCTTCGCGGTGTAAGCCGTGGAGTGGTGGAGGCTAGTGGCAACCGCCGCGCGCCCCCGAGGAGCTGAGATGGAACCGCCGTCTCGGCTCTTCGTTTTTAAGCCCGCGTAGAGTAGATGGGATGTCGCGCATATGTCACAATACTCTATGCCTGCTCGTAGGACGTGGAGTGACGATCATCTTCGGAGAGCTGTTGCAGAAAGCCGCTCGGTTTCCGAAGTGATCGCGAAGTTAGGTCTAACGGTTGCGGGTGGAACGTTTGTGCACGTGCAAAGACACGTGGAACGTCTGGGTCTATCGGTCGATCACTTCATGGGGCAAGGGTGGGCGAAGGGTCAGCAAGGAAGAGCCCAGGAGACCAAATTGCCGTGGAAGGCTATTCTCGTATTCAATCGGAAAGGTCGTAAGGAAGCCCCTACGGTCCTTCGGCGAGCCTTGATCGAGTCTGGCGTCGAAGAGGTGTGCGAGCAGTGTGGGCAAGGCTCAACATGGAATGGCAAACCCTTACGACTTCCAGTCGATCACCGGAACGGAAATGCATTGGATAACCGACCGGAGAACGTCAGGTTTTTATGTCCTAACTGCCATTCTCAGACACCTACGTATTGTGCAAAGAACATCGGTTGGAAAGAACGGCATTCAGTGGGTATGGCGGAACGGTATACGCGGCCGATTTAAGCCCGGCATCAATGGGGGTTCGAGTCCCTCTACCCACACCGAGGGAGAAACCGCGTCGAATCCCTCCGTGGGCACGAGAAAAAACTTGTCAGTCGTGGGTGTAGATCCCCGACTGTGCGTGACGTTACTTTATCCCAGGGTGGTGGAACAGGAAGACACACGCCCGATTCGTTTGCTCCCGCATTCGATCGTGCGCTCCGGGAGGAATGTGAGTTCGATTCTCACCCCTGGGACGAATTTTGATTGCCAACGTAGCCCAATCGGCAGGAGGCGGCTGCTTCAAACCCAGCACAGTGGTGGTTCGAATCCACTCGTTGGCACTAACGCTGCAATTGTTGCAGCGGTTTGCAACTAAACCCAACATTAGGAGACGCCAATGAAGCGGAAACGCAGGCGGAGATAGGCAATGGAATCCCACACTCTCATCTTGACCCCGTGGATGTCACCGCACAGGATCGTGCCCTGGCAGCACGCGGCCTTCTTGTTCGTGCAGAACAAGATCGACGTGCTGGAGTCGTACGACGAGGTGATTCGGTCCCCGTCGATCGAGTTCTTGCTTCCGTCCGTGGCGCGTCTCAAGCGCCCGGTTGCCGCCTTCAAGAAGGGCGTGAAGTTCTCGCGCATCAACGTCATGACGCGCGACCATTTCACATGCCAGTATTGCGGTCGGCAGCTCGCGATGAAGGAGCTGAACTACGATCACGTGGTGCCGCGAATTCAAGGTGGAAAGACCGTGTGGGAGAACATCGTGACGTCCTGCTACCCCTGCAACGACAGGAAGGCGGGGCGCACGCCGGAGCAAGCCGGAATGAGGCTCCTCAAGCAGCCATACCGGCCGAAAACGCTCCCCATGACCTCTCCGCTCTGGCCGCTCAACCGCGTGCCCGAGGCCTGGATCCCCTACCTGGATCCGACCGCAGCGCTCATCGCTACGGGTTGAACCATCGAGGGGCTCGGTGTAAACCATCGAGCCCCTCGAATTCTCGCGCATGAAACATTTCATGCACATGAAATAACCAACATCGAATCGGAGAACCGCCATGAGCCTCACCAACGATCAGATCGTGGAAGCCCTCAACGACATGCCCATCATCAAGCTCGTCGAGCTGACCAAGACGCTCGAAGAGAAATGGGGCGTGAAGGCGGCACCTCAGGTCGTGCAGCAAGGACCGGGGCCGGCTCCGGTTCCGACCGTCATCGCCGAGCAGACGGAATTCAACGTCATTCTCGTCGCGGTCGGCGAGAAAAAGATCGATGCCATCAAGGCCGTTCGCACGGTCCTCGGCCTCGGTCTGGCGGAAGCCAAGACGTTCGTCGAATCCGGACTCCCCAAGGTCGTGAAGGAAGGCGTCACCAAAGAGGACGCAGCCTTCATCAAGGGCGAGTTCGAGAAGGCGGGCGCTCAGGTCGAAGTCAAATGATGTCGTGGCCCCGGACGTGACGGGGCAACAACGGGGCGTGGCTCAGCCTGGCTAGAGCGCTCGACTGGGGGTCGAGAGGTCGTGGGTTCAAATCCCACCGTCCCGACAAAAGGAACATGCCGACCGCAATCAAAGCCTGCATTGCAACCGAGATCGTGCAGCACTTGCTGAAAGCGGAAAGCGAGATCCACATTGCCTCGCTTCTCGAAAAGTTGAAGAAGCTCTACCCGGCTGTCTCTTTCTCGTTCACGCCGGAGAATGGTCTTCATGTCATCCTTCCTCCGGGCGGACAAATTCCGCGTGCCATCTCGCACAGTGCGAACCGCATTGTTGAACGGGTCAAAGGGGACTCTCGGGTCATCGTGCACAAGTCGCGATGGCCGGAGCCCGAACCGCCTCTGATATCTTGGTGGTCTCGTTTGCGAGAGAAACAAACTTAGAAAATTGGAAGAGTAACTGCCCGTGGGGGCAGGCTCGCTTGGAAGGCGAAGCGGCGGGTCACCGCTGGGGTTCGAGCCCTCACTCTTCCGCGCAGCTTACTGGAAGGCGAAGTCTCAGTGGTGGGACACCGGCTTCGAACACCGGGGGACCGAAAGGTCAGCAGTTCGACTCTGCCGTCTTCCGCAAATTGGAAACTGAACTCGTGGAGGTACGAGGCCCGATTGCTAATCGGTGCGAACCGCAAGGTTTGGTGTTCGACTCACCCGGTTTCCGCAAATCAAGAAAAAGCCCCGACCCTCAACGAAGAGAGCCGGGGCTGTGTGTTGGCGTACCTGAAAAAACAGAGAGTGCCCTCAGGAGGGCGATTGAGTTTAAAGGTACGCACTCGGGACACCGAGGTCAAATCTTGATCTCGATGTCCTTCATTTCGGCCTTGCACGCGATTTTCTGGCCGTCCACGTCGAGCGTCAACTCGTTCTCGTCGAGCGAGTTGAACTCGGAGAACCAGACCTGACCAACGACGAGGGTGAACGTGGTCTTGGCGGTGTCGAAGATGAGAGAACGGACGCGGGCTTTGGTCGCCGTCTGTTCGCCTTCGAGCCACGACTGGAGAACCTTCTCCTTCGCAGCGGCCTTCGTGTAGATGTCGGAAGCAAGAAACGCCTCGACCTTCTTGATGGTCTCGGCCATCAAGGCGCCGCCCGCGTTGAGCTTCTTTTTCGCGATCTGCTCCTTCGCCTCTTTCATGGACGGAAGCTTCGAAAGCCCCTTGAGGGAGACCTTCAACTCCTTGCCCATGTAGAAGTCGGTCGATTCCGCCTGCTTGGTGCTCGGAGGCTGGTAGCCGTTGTAGTCGGTGATCCCTTGCTCTTTGAGCCAGGTGGCACCGGTCTCGCCGTACTTCTCGGCGAAGCTCGCGCTCTTCTTCTCGGGGAGAAGTTCCTTCGCGTAGCCGTTGAGCACCTTCTGCGCCGCCTGGGCCTTGTTCAGCTCCCATTGCGTCGTGAAGAAGTCCTTCGCGCTGACGCCCTTGATCATCTGCCGGTTGATGACGGGCAGCTTCTTGAGATCGAGGATGACGTCTGCGGTGTCGGGGTTCGAGCCGATGTTGTCTCCGCCGGCGACAATCCCTTCGCTGAGAAGCTTTTGGAACGTCGCTGTCGAGATGCGCACCGGCAGCTTGTCGATGTTCACGAGCCCGTCCTTGATCACCGCGTAGTTGCGGTAAACGAACGTCTCGAACGTCTCCGGGATCTTCCCCTTGAACTCGGAAGTGACGCGTTTCGAGAGATCGACCTTGCCCGTCTTCTTCACGAGGAAGGAGATGTTCGGGCGGTCCTCGTTGAACGTGAGCTTGAGGATCGGGTAACCGTCCGGCGCCGCGTCCTGCACGAACTTGAGCGTCTCGCCCTTGCCCTCGGTGAAGGCGGCGATCTTCTGGTTCAGCTCCTTGATCTTGCCGACATCCTTCTCTTTGGAGAGGGCGTCGGTGAGCTTGCGAAGCTCCTCGATCTCCGTCTCGGAAAGCTGGGCGCTCGCATCGACGCGCCCACGGCCGATCTTCGAGTATTTGAACTCGGGATGGTCGAGGAGAACGCGCGCCTTGTCGTCCTGCTGGAGGAGGTCGAGAACCTGGAGAACGGTGAAGGCGTCGTCGCGCGGCACTTTGTTCGGGTCCCAGCCCTTTTCGAAGCGCTTCGTGCCGAAGGCGGCGGTCTTCGCTTCGTCCATGAACGCGCTGTACTTCTGCTTGCCGAAGCACGTGGCGAACTGCTCGATGAGACGAACGTCACCGACGCTCTTGAGGAGCGGGTAGACGACATCCGACTTCATGCGGATCGCGAAGAGACTGACGGCAGCGTAACCGGCGCCGAGCACTTGCTCGACGGCCGCGCGCTGGTACTGCTCGCCGCTCGACACGTACTTGCTGATGTCTTGAAGCGTGGTGGGCGGGGTGTCCTTCGTGAAGCCGAAGGTGTCCGTCGTTCCGATGCTCGTCGGAGACATGTAGAACACCTCGCGAAGATCCTCGGGGACGGCGATCTTGCCGCTCGACGCAGCGAAGGTCACGAGATCCCCATCGACCATCGCGTAGGCGAAACCGCCGATCGGGTCACCTTTGATGGTCACCTCGACGCGCTTGGCGCCGGACGCCTTCTTCGTCATTGCAGCCTCGAACGCCGGTTGGTAGCCGTCGAAGTCCTCGGCGAAGATCAGGGTACCGCCGGCCTTCTCGGCCATCGCCGTGAGAAGGGGACGGTCCGCGTAGTAGCCGTACTCGACGAACGTCGAGCAGGAGACTTTCGGCCCGAGCTTCTCGACGACCTTGAGGATGTCGGCACGCGGCCACTGGTTGTCGCATCCGTCCGACATGAACGTGAGCGAGACGGCGCGCCCGTTCGTGCCGAGCTTGTCGGCGAGCGAGAGGGCCTTTTCCAAGGGCTCCTTGAAACCCGTGAGGCCCACCGGCTTGAGCCAGCGATCCACGGCCTTCTCGACTTCCTGGAGATCCTTGAGGGTGGCGACGGGCTCCTTTTCGAGGAGAATCCCGCACTCGCCGCGTCCCGAGAACCAGATGGCGGAGAAGGTGTCGTTCTCCTTGAGCATCTTGGGGAGCTTCTTCTTCACCTGCTCCCGGATCTTCGGCAGGTCGTAGCTCATCGAGCCCGAGCAGTCGTAGATCATGATGTGGTCGGTCGGCACTTCGACCGGCTTGGCGGGCTCCTTCTTGTCGGAGCCAATTTGGTGGCGCACAAGGTACAGCGAATCCGCGACCTTGTACGAATACGTGTTCTGAGACATACGGGCCTCCTAGATTGGCCCGCGCTTACACCGGCGAATTTTGGTGTCGATTTTTCCTGCGATCGATAATCTTGTGGTGTAAGCTCTACATCAAACGGAGGACCGCGCCTTTCCGGTTTGGGCCCTCTGTAAACTGGCTCCCGCGCCTTCGGGTTTGGGGAACCAGCGGACGCTCGCTAAGGCTGCTCGTGATTTGGGGCTTGTCCAGCCCGCATCTCGGGTGTGACCGATCCGACCGTTTTTACGGAGGAGAGACCCCATGAAAGTTGACGCTAAG